TAATCAACCCGAAGGTCTCATAATCAACTACTGAATGGATAATCTTTTTGTTTCAAAGAACGTATCGGACATTTCCGATTTGTTTTACAAACTTACGACTTTTTTTTCAATCTGTCAAGTAATTTGTGAACTTTTTTTTTGATTTAACTACCGAGTATCTTTCATTCCCTATAAGTGTTAAATCTTTTACAAACTTACAGCAAATATTCCGTAGTGTCAAATAAATATATCGAAAAAATCAAAAATTTAACACGTCAGTTAAAACTTCCTTAATACCTGATGACATATTAAGTTCTTTAATCTCTTCTAAAGTCATATAATCACATTCTGTGTGCTCAAAACCGTCCATAGCATTCTCTAAATCAGGAATGATTTTGGTGTCAGTCTTTAAAAGGAATACATGTAGAATAGTTTTTATCCCACCTAATTTATTATAACGATTAATTTTACCCAAAGGTTTAATATCTTCCTCAACTGGAACACCCATCTCCTCATAGAACTCTCTATACGCTGCATCCTTTGGGTCTTCACCTTCTTCTATTCCACCCATAGGTATTGCCCACTTTGATGGTTCATTAATCTCAGCAGTTCTCTTACAAACTAAACATTTATCATTTACTTTCACAATTATTCCAGCACTTTGTTTCATAGAAATATTTATTAATAAGTATGTTGTTAAAAATAAATAAAAATAGTTTTAATGTCAAAGTATTAATTGAAAGTTCTGAAACCAGTGAAGGTATGATGAACAAAACTTTTGACAATTTTGACGGTATGTTGTTCATCATGGGTGATGGTTCACATAGTTTTTGGATGATGAATTGTATTATCCCTTTAGATATAATCTTTATTGATAAGAACTTTAAAATAACTAAAATACATCATTACTGTGAGCCATGTGAGGTTCAACCTTGTGAAAGGTTTGTAGGTAAAGGAATGTATGTCTTAGAACTTGAGGGTGGTTCTTGTGAAGAGTTAGGTATCAGAGAAGGACAAGTTTGTGAATTCTTTAAATAAATTACTTACTTTCTTCAATCTTCTGTTGTAAAACATTAACAAATCTATTCTGTAACATCTTCAAAAACTTGATATAAGGTGAGTCTTCTTTTTCAGACTCGTACTTGTACTTACCTTGTGGTGGTCTCTTACTTCTTCCAATATAATTTAATCCTGATATATTTGTAATACACTTGTGTCCACCTGAATTGGCTTGGATAACTTCCCATACAGGAACTGAAACACTATCTAACACACTCCATTCTTCTTCAGTCAGTTCAGTTGATTTCTTTTCCATCAAAGATTTAATATCCATAAGTTCCTCAACACCATCTTTTTTATCCAAGTATTTGTCTCCGTATATTGCAGCAAAATCTTTAAAGGTAAATCCAACTGACTCTTCTTTTGCAGCAGTTTCAGAAACCCATTTAATTGTTGATAGTGGAACTTGTTTTTCTTTTAATTGTGATTCCCAATGTCCCAATACTTCTTGAGCAATTTCTCCCAAGTTAACACCTTTAAGTTCTCTTTCTTTTTTGAAAGGGTTACATGACGCTTGTAATAAACCAAGTGGCCAAGCAATAACAAGGAAGTCTGCTTCAGGGTTGTTTCTAAATGGGGTGTATCTATCATATGAGCCAGGTTTCATCATACTTCCACCACCATATTGAACAATAATATTATCTTTAACCTGAACATTCTTATGTCCTTTCATTGTCTGAACATAATCTTCTTTATTCTTTTCTAATGAAGATATGTCAGCATACCTATTTGTCTTCATTAATTCCTTAATCTTATTGAAGATTGAGAGGAGTGAAGGTTTACAATCTAACACTAATGTCTCTAAAAACCCTGGTTTACTTTTGAATGCTAATAATAATTTGTTTGTAACCAAACCTAATAACATTCTATTTTCTTTAGCACTCTTTTCTTTTGATGTCCCATAAACATAATTCATCACCATTTCAGGTGTGATGTTTTTGGAAGCGTAATCAGCACTATCAACCATAGATATTGTCGCAACATCTTCAGGTGTAAAAATTTCAGAAGCCGGAACAATCTGTGATAGAGTTTCAACATTTGAACGAGCTCCTCTGAACTGAGTTGACTTAGTTTCGTCAGCTCCGGCTTGTCTATCGTGGTGGTCGGTATGAACCACAAACATTGGTTTTCCGTGAGCAAAGTCTACAAGGACTGGCATAATTTCACCTTCAGCATCTGCTTTCTTAACCGCAAATTCCTTATCTCCGTATTGGATTACTTCAACATCAACAACTTTGATTCCGTTGTCTTCTAAATACTTTTTCATCGCTAATGCAGTTGCAACACCGTCTAAATCTTGGTGGAAGTATATCTTCGCTTTTTTGTATCTATCAGAAAGTTCTCTTATGTTTCTGATACCACCTTCGGAAATTATCTTTTTCATTAATAATAAATATTGTAACAAAAAAAAAGTTCATCATTACGATGAACCTTTTAAAGTAAAAAAGTAATATACCTCTTATTTTAAAGTTAACAAGTATTTCAACTTGTTAATTTCCGCTAACATTTCGTCTCTAATGTTTAATAAATCCGAGTCCATCTTTGGGTCATAGTCTTCAGACAATCCAACCAAATATTCACAAACTGAATTGATATATTCAGTTAACTCAAGTTCTTCAATATCACTACCACCTAAAGTATATCCACCTGAAAAACTAGGTCTTCCGTGTTTACCCATACAAACTTCAACAAACTTATCAATCAAATCATCAAGTGATTCGTATATTCCACCATAAGCAGAATGTCTAGCAAATGATTTTGTTTGCCAGTGTAATACTCTGAATTGAGTTTGTGTTTCTAATAAAAATTTAACAACTTCCGAATTTTTCATTACAATATTTTATTATAAATATATCAATAAATGAAAAATGGTGGTTATTGACCCCCATTTTCAAATTCTAATTTCTGTTGACTCTTTTGGTCAACAAAACTTTGTATTCGTTGTTTAGCAATTTCACAATAGTTTTCACTCAATTCAATACCAACCCATCTTCTGTCATGAACAACTGCCGCCACACAACTGGTTCCTGAGCCATTGAAAGGGTCTAAAACAATATCATTTCTATATGATAATATCTTAATTGCCTTTTCGGGAATATCCATCGAGAACGTTGCCTTTGTTAATGAACGAGTGTCAGCAAAGTATTTCCATTGTCCAAACACCAATTCCATAAACTCTTTCTTATCTTGTTCAGAATAAGCAACTTTGTTCTTCCCTTCTTCGGTTAGATAAGGTTCACCCTTCCATTGTGGTTCACCTTTAACTTTCTTGATGTGATTTTTCTTATAAGCAAGTATCACACATTCTTTTGGGTTGTAGATGTAAGGAGCTGATGGACTCATCCAAGAACCCCAAGCGGTTGTCTTACTTCTATGTGGTGAGTTCTCTTCAAGGTCAACAATACCATAAAACTTAAACCCAACTTTTTTCATCACCTGATAAAGTTCTGAAGCGAAGAATACTCTACCACCTCTGTCCTGTACGTTAACTTCATAGGGTATGTTAATCGCAATCCTACCGTCATCTTTTAATAAACGATAAGCCTCAGTTAACCATTTCTTCGACCACTTCCAATATTCATCCATAACAATTTCATCGTTATGTGTATCGTATTGGATACCTACATTATATGGTGGTGATGTTACAATCAAGTCAACCCAACCTTCAGGCATTTCACTCATCACCTCAATGGTATCACCATTCAGGACTCTGTTAATATAATTCTCAATCATTCTGTAATTTTTCTATCTTTTTTTCAATATACCATATGGCTTTCTTCAAGTCCTGAACCACGTTATCTTTTTTACCTGCACGTGATAGGTATTTAACCGCGTTACCCAAATAAAAATCTTTATCTAAATCCCAAGCGTCGATTACTTTGATTGCTTCATATGGATTATCTTTACCACCATAGTGTGATGGGTGATTAACCATTTCTTTTTGTTCTGACATAATATTCTTTTCCATATTTACTTTCTTCAAGTGTACCCTCACTTACAAGTTTTTCAATTCGTTTTCTTGTTTCATCGATTCCAACTCGTAGGATATAATCAGAAATATAATTAATATGAACTGGTTTTTCAAGTTTTCTTAACAGAACTTCACTAGGGTCTACATTGTTTCTCATACTCTTTAAATTTTTTGGCAACATCGTTATTTGTGAAAATGATGGAATCGGCTTTGAGGTAGTGATTAATAATAGTTAAATCTTTTTCTAAACTTTTGATTTGTTCTTCCCCTATTATTTTTTTGTTGAATCCCATATTACAAAAATACTAATCTTTTTTTAGATTTACAATTGTTTTTTTCTGAATTATGTAACTTAATACCTTTCTTTTAAAGATTGGTAGAAGTGTGTTTTCAAATGGTAGGTCGTTGGATGACATTAATTCAAAGATGGGTAAACTTATATCTTGAGTTAATTCATTTAATATTGTTCTGATTACCTTTTTACTTTCACCATCAAATATCAACTGAACCGAAAACTTACTGTCGTGTTTAACCGTATCAATACCGCCAGTTGTATATTTCCAAATCTTTTTGTTGTTTCCGTTAAGTGTAAAGAAGTAACCTCTTTCTAAATCCTGTTTCTTATTTTCGTTGGTGTGTTTGATTGAAACCGAGTCGTAGGTTAGTGTCCAAAGAGCTTTGATAACATTAAAGTATTCAAAAAACTTCGGTCCAGCATATTTTAATATCTTATTTAATTCTTCCAACTCATCGTCATTTAATGCTGGGATGGGTGTGAATTTAAGTTCATTAATTAATATTTCATCATCAATAACTTCAAACTTCTTGTTAACAACGATGTATTTAAACTCCGAAGACATCACTTGTAGATTAGCCAAGTGTAATGACATTTCACTAAATAAGGGATATAACTCAAACTTCTCAATCTTATCGTCACAGAACTTTAAAAAGTCCATCAACATATAATATTTGTGTTCGTAGTCAATTGGTTCTGTTAATAACCAGTCTGTCGTTAATCTGAAATGATTATTTTTTTTCGTTCTTCTTTTTTTTGGTTTGGTTTCCATTTTACCCTTCTATTTGTAAAATGTAATATGTTTCATCATTAAATTCAATAGTATCGTAATCACCATCGTAAGTGTTCAATGTGTGACCGATACCATCAGAACGAAGTAATCCTTCTTTGAACCCTTGTGTGTCTATATAATTTTCAATCTCCAAACCATAATTTTCTATTACGCTCATAGGGTCATCAACCAAATCATTAACTAAATCTTCAACCTTTTCCTCAATTAAATTTTCAGGAATAGTTTTATCACTATCTTTTAATTCATCCAACTCTTCGTTTAATTCATCATATTGTTCTTGTGATAAATTTTCCGAATCTTTCAAAAACAATTCAATTTCTTCAATTCTTTCTTGAACTGCTGGGTCTTCATATTCAAACTCATCTTCATCAAAATAGTCTTCTAAATTTTCTCTTACATTATCTTCTTCACTCTCTCTAAAATAGTCTTTAAGTTCTTCAACATCAATATAATCTTCAACAAAACTTTGATTAAAACCTTTCATTCCAATATCATCAATTAATTCATCAATTCTTTCATATGCGGACATGTGGGTGTCGTAATTATCACCAACCGCCCATCTTTCTTTTGATTCTTCTAAGTCGTTGGTTAACACATAGAAAACTCTCATACTATAATATTTGTAGGCGTAAACCAAGTTATATACGTCAATTCTTTTTTCAAGGTATTCAATTTCTTCTTCAACCGCTTCTAAATCCATCAGATTTTCATTATCTTCCGTTTCTCTTTCAATTTCTTCCATTCTTTCTTTTTCAGCGTAAAGTTGTTGTAACCTAGCATCATCACCAGGTTCTTTAGCCTCATAATCACCAGAAGATGAAGTCAAAAATTCAAATAAAACATTTGCCAAAATCGCAATCTCACTAGTTGCAGTTTCTAAATTCCACTCGTCCTCTTGTCGTAAATCGTTTTGTTTGGCTAATTCAATCTGTCTTTGTTTTTTGATTTGAATTTTTTCATACGGTGTTCCATATGTTGAAATATACTTATATTTAACACCCTCAAGAGAATTAATATTGGTATATGATAAATCTAAACTACCATTAACTGTGATATTTGTGATGTTATTAGCATCCGTATTTCTCAGACTTAAATCACCATCAATAACAATTCGTTTACCTCTGAATTGTTTCATATTTTGAACCAATTTACCGTTATAATTAGTGAACTTTAAAAAATTAATATATTGCTCAGGTGTTATAACAACACTCTCTTGTCCTTCTTCCTCAACCAACATCTGAACAACCTTTTGTATTTGTGATATATCTATACTAACTCTCATGATAAAAATTATATTAATAAATATTAAAATAACTATATTATTTACTATTAAATCACATGTGGTAAATATTTATAATAAAATACCAACAACATGGGATGTGGATGTAAAAAACAAAACGCTTCACCTGAACAGGTGAAAAAGTTAAGAACTGAGAGTATTAAAAACGCAGTTCAGAGTACTATTGATAAGTACTACAACAAAAACAAGAAAAAGTAATAAACCTCTAATAAATTAAAAACAATGAAAAACAACGGCGGTGGTGGTTGCGGATGTGGAAAATAATCTTTCCCGCAACATAAGAAAACTAAAAGGGGAATTTTTCCCCTTTTTTTATATTTATAATTATGGAATTTAAAATTTTCAAAAAATTAAACGAAGAAGAGGAAAAACCAGCACTAACATCTTTCCAAAATAAGTTAGTAAAACTTATTACTCTATTCCAAAACGGAGATGTTACTGAAGAGGATATTGAAAATGCCATGGGTAGTTTTGATAAATTTTTTGAGTTAATAGTTAAATATGATTTATCACATTATATTGACCCTTTTAATTCTGATTGGGCTGATTATCAAAATAAAATAATTTATCAAATTATACAGAAAGACCCAAATTACATCTATAAGATGATGGAAATGGAATTTTCAGATATAACTGAAATTGATGGGAAATATTATGTTGATTTAGAAGATTCAGGTGAACTAGCACAATTCTTCAGTAGTGGTAGAAACGATATTAGTGAAGATAGAATTGCCGAAATATTAAATGGAGATTATGATGGTTATTTTTATGGTGATTTAACAAATGATGTATTCAAAGATGTTTATGAAGACCTAGAACCAGAATACCAACAACAAATAAAAAATTATCTTAAAGAAGAATTACTTAAACTTGGTGAGTTATCTGTTGAATATAAAACACCTGAATTCATAGAAGATTTAGCTAAAGAACAAGGTGATGAGTCAACACTTAAATTAGATGATAATATTGTAACACAAATTATTAATGACAACAATTGTTTGGAATATTGTTTGAATAATCTTAGTTTAGACCTGAACCATGATTTATACTCATTATACTCAAGTTGTTATTCGTCGGTTTATGCTAACGAATTGTATGAATCACTTATAGGACAATTAGTCGGTGAGGTTATTGATAATAAAAAATCAGAAGAGTATAAATACAAAAAATACAACAACTCTAAAATTGGATACACAGATAGATATGGTGTAAGATATGAAGTTACAAACACCGCATATCATAATATTCAACTTTGGTTGGAAAGTAACGTAAATAACCAATATGAAAATTTAAATTATTTCAGAGGTTATCTCGACTTACTTAAAAACTTATTTGATAATGGTGACTTAACTTGGTTGAGTTCTGGTAGAGTTCCTGACTACCCCGATTTAGGTGACGTTAAAAAATGTCTTAATATTGAGTTTAATAGTTATTTATAATAACAAATTTATTCAAGATTTGTTAATAATTCCTTAACACACTTTCAACATTCCATACCTATATATTGGTATGATTAGTTTAATTTTTATTTCGATATTTTTATTTTTTAACGTTTCTTTAGTCATCCGAGACAGAAAAGAATATTTTAAATACAATAGAAAATAATTTACACTTTAACCTTTAAAATTTTAGTTTTAAAATTGAGTATGGAAAAAGAGAGTTGTATTTTAAATCAGGAATTTGTTAATAAGTTTGCAGATTTCTTATGTCAAGAAATAAGTGAAAATAATACTTACAAAACTAAACTATCCGTCGTTGATTGTAATAGTTTATTCATAATCAAAGGTTATACCAAGAACCCAAACGTACTTGTCCTTAACAACTTAACTGATAAGTTCATAGAACAAGAACAAGATAATTATTCAGACCTAACAGGACTTAACCTTAAGACATTAGACATCATAGATTACGACACTAAAGACGTGAACTTTGAGGACACTAATTTTGTATATAAGTTCCCTGAAAAGTTTGAAGTAAATAAACTATCCTCAATCACAATCCAATCAACTTTCCCTCACGGATATTCTAAAAATTACTTGGGTAATCTATACTCATACTTAACATTAATATCTCAGAAGACACAACCATACTTTAAATTCAAAAACCTATCTTTAGAATTTAAAACAGACAATGGTAATCTAACATTCACCAAACTGAATTCAGATAGTTACTATAGTCCTCAGTTACTACTTGAGATACTCAACGATAACTTTGAAGGGACTATCCCTGAAGATTTACATCTACCATCCAACCTGTTCTTAAACGTTCTTTAAACACGTTTAGAATAACCTACGATTTGGTAGAAGTCCCTCTCACCATCAATATATTGTTTAACCATAACCAACAGATTTCTAAACATGAACGCTCCTGGTGTTTGTTTTTCACACTTGGAGAACAACTCAACAAACGAAATTAAAACTTCAATAGAATAATAACCACATCCTTGTAACTCAAGATACTTTGGTGTTAGTTTATTAACATACTGTAACTGGTAGGTATCTCTTGATGTCTCACAATTAAATGGTTCGGTTTCATCATAGATTTTTATCAGGTCATCAATAAACCCTTTAATAACATTCGGAGCACATTGTTTCTTAGCAATCAAATCAACAATCCAATGTGTATGTGATGGTGTCCGTAATCTCTTACCTTCTTCCTTATGTTTTACGATAAAATCCAAATCAGGACGAGCTCCTCTTCCACCTTGATAGATAGCAATCTTTGATGTGGGGTCAACTTGCCAAAATGTCAAAGGGGTATGAACTACCCCTTTCTTTTTAAATGTTAGTTCCTTCATGGAACAAAACTACAAAATATTTTTGATAATTCCAACAGCTTCGTTTATGTCTTGGAAATCTCTGTCGGGAGCAAATAACTTCGCTTCTTCTGTTTCAGTATCAACAATCATAAATGCCGGAACAAAATCATTACCAGTCACTTCAACAAAAAGGTTATACTCCTCTTCGTGTTTTTCGATGTCTCTTTCCTTAAATTTAATCTTGTTTTCTTTGAGTTGTTTTTTAAACTCCGTACACCAATGACATCCTTTCATAGTATACGCAACCAATAAATTAGCCATTAGTTCTCAATGTGTTCAAGGATTAGTGATGATACGGTATCTGCCGGTTTTAAACCAACCATTGTATGTGTGTCAACACCTTCTTTATAGAATTTTAAAACTGGTACATTTCTAACGCCCAAACTTTTTGAGAAATTAATATCACTCTCAACGTCAAACTCATAAATTGGTACCTCAGTTGTAATTTTCTTTAATTCTTCTGTTAATTGTTTACAAGGGCCACACCATGTGGCATACATCTTTAATATAAAATCTTCCCCGTTATTAATTTTTTCTTGTATCTGAATACTTGTTAATTGTTCCATAACTTTAAATATTTTTACTTTCTTTTTTTTGTTTCAAAAGTTGTGCAATGAAGAACTTAACCTCATTCAACTTTTCAGCATTATAATATATTTTTATTTTATATTCAACCCCATCAGTTTTAGATAAATAAATAAAACTACCATTAGGTAGTTTACATATCAAATCAGATATAATTTCACCATCTGAATATTGGGTGGAATTGATAAATACTTTTTGAATATTATCCCTTTCAATAAAATCTTTTGGTATAAACTTATGTCCGTCAGATAGTTCTAAGATTGAAAGTAATCCTTCCTTTTCTAAAAACTTTTCTTCAAATAGAAATATCTTTTTTTCGTTTACCATTCAAAGTCAATGTAAGGTAAGTCGTCCCCAATGTCAATTGAATTTGTTAAATGTTCCCAGTTAAGTTGTCCGTCTTTATCAAAAACAAAGTTATATTCTTTTCTTCCACCACCAGTAACAAACTCAGCAATAGGATTACCCCACACTCCGGTAGTGATTGTTTTTAATGTAACATCTAAATAAAAAATTGCATCATCCCAAGTATCATCTAACACATTATTAAACCTTCCAAGTGTCTGAACTCGTTTAAAATTAATTGGTTGGTTAACATTCATACCAAACTTACCGATTGACGGTCTATATTCAATTGACGCTCTCTCCCCGTCTTCCTTACGAAGTGATATAATTAATGATGAAGGTCTATCTTGATAAGTTCTAACACAATTAGACTGATGTACTGACTCATTAACATATTCTTCACTACTTTGTAAAACAACAGGGGTAAATACCATACCATCTTTTGTTATAATTGGTCTTGAAACTCGTTCAACAAATTCATTGGAGTATTGTCTTGAATATTTTCCTCTGGTGTAAAAGTCAACTTTATCTGACCAAGTACTATGTTCAGCGTTAAATTCTTTCAAAGTTTTAGACATCCATTTAATCGGCTCGTTTCTTGATAGAACATCAAAAAATCTTACGTGGTCGTAAAAACTATGAGTAGATGCTAAATGGTCTGTTTTAGATATTAAGTAAATCTGATAACAATTACTCATATCCCTTTTACTGAAATTTTCAAAGTAATGTCTTACAGGTTGAAATGGTGATTCGTCAATTTTAGTATTAAAAATAATACACAATTCTTCTTCAGGTCTTTGTAAAATAAAATCTCTCCCAAAGATATCCATCAACATTTTAATACTTTTGAAACAAGGGTTTTGGACTTTGTGTAACACTTTTTTGATTTTCTCTGAACTTACATTGTGTAATTTCATGTAAGTATCAACCATCTTAAACCCGTTTTTCTGATAATCTTTTTTAGTTGGTTTTGGATATACCTTGTAATACCCTCTCCAATTGTCAGGTTTCTTAACACCTTGTTTGTCCAACAAACATCCAAATAAAGACATCGGTAACTCAGTGTAGTTTAAAACTTTTTCAGCTCCGATTTTAGATAAAAATAGATTAATACCTTCAATAATTTCCAAATTATATTTTTGGGTATCATCTAACCCATTCATAAATGAATGATAAGCATCCGTAGTTAACGATATCGGGAATGAGTTTCGTCTAAGAACACTACCCTTACCCTTACCTCTTTTTTTATGGTATTCAGTGTTTTTACCAACCGTAAAAATATTGGTTTTCTTATTAAATGTAATGTAGTTTAATTTGGTACTTTTACGAAAAAATACTTCTCCAGCCTTTCTATGTTTCCCACAATAGAATACTTTTAAGCAAATCTTATCCTCATTCTCCTCAACAACAAAAGTACTTCTTTGTACAGTTACCTCACAAAGAGGATTACCATAGTTTTTTTCAAACTCTTCTTTACTACCATTTACAGATTTATCAAACGTATAAAACAAATGTTTACCATCAAAATGGTCTCTAGGATTTGACTTACGTAATGTAAATAATGGCTCGTCATCCTCATTAAAATCGGAATTATTCTCCCCCACCGAATTGTAGGGGAGATAGTGACCGACATAATATTTTTCGTTGATGAGTGTGAATAGGTTGTCCATTAGCAAAATGTTTCAGCTAGTTCCCAAAGTTTTGTGTTAATCATGTTATCCATATTCAAGGATTGGATACCCTTTACTGAACGAGTGTTACGTCCTTGTTGTTTGATGAACCCTCCACGGATTAACTTCTCTTGTACCACGTTGAAGGTAGTCCAAAGGTTGTCATCACTATCACCATCACGAAGTGGGTCAATGATTGTTTCTAAAGTTAGAGTTGAAATATCCTCGGTGTTCTTCCAACGGATACCAACTGCCTTAGATACGAAGTCAATCTTTCTTTCAGTATCCATAGTCACTTCCATCATACGGGTTACTGACTTTTGGATTTTTGGAGTATTCAATACAAACTGCTCAGTAATCAATTCAACATCACTCATACTCAAGTTCAAGTGAGTTTGTTTCATGTCCCCAAAGGTTGATACAGGAACAGTCAAACCGTTACTACATACAAGTCGGAATAAACCTGCCCCTACTTGGAGAGTTGAAGTTCCGTTGTGTGAGTTGGTGATTACCGCCTCTAATAACGAGTCACCTACTTGTGGAAGTTCTGCGTTACGAAGACGAACTTGGTGTTTACCAAATGAGCTCTTACCCACTTGTTTTGCTCCGCTCACTTGCCATCCGTTTTGGATGAACTTGTCAACTACATCAATGGTAGGAACCATAGTGTAACGGTCAGACAATTTTGAAAGTTTTTCAGTTTGGAATAACGCTGGTACTGTTGTTTTTAAATCTTGTAGGTTCATAGTGTTTATTGTTTTATTTCTACAAATATAGTAAACTTTTTTAGATGTGCAGCATATTTATTTAGAAAATAACAAACTATGAAAAAACTATTAGATATTTCTTCTGAAGAAAGAAACAGAATACTTGAAATGCACCAAGAAGCTACAAGAAAAAATTATTTGACTGAAGCACCATTAGAAACACCACTTGGTAGTGCTAGAATTGCTAATCCACAATTACCTATAAATTCAGCACCAATGTTTTATATTACAAGTTTATTTGCGCCTAACGAACTTATTAAGTCAACATTGTATTTGTATAACCCTAATACTCCAACACTAAGACAAAGTTCAGGAGAAGCTAAAATTTTAAGTAGAGCAGTAACTGTGACCGAGTATGGTAAAAAATTAGGGATTGACCAAAGTAAAGTTAAAGTAACAATACCAACTGGTAGTATATATTATGGAGTCCAACCAGGTACTAAACTTGGCGAAGTTGTTACACAAAAAATAGGTGATTATATAGTAGCACCTGTCACAGTATCATTCCCAGCACCTCAAACACCATTTAAAAGTACACCAGAAACCGCTAAACAACCGGTTATGACAGTTACTTTTGAAACTAATGATAAAAATAAACCTACTCAATCTATAAATGTTTATTTTGCAGATAAAGCAGGTGTTGCGGTAGGAGCAGAAACAACACCTCGATAAATTTTAAAAAAATATAACAAAAAAAAGGTCTTTTTAAAAGACCTTTTTTTTGTTTATTAATTTTTAATTAACAATTTTAAATTTTGTAAAGTTCCAAGCCATTGTTTTACCTGTAACCTCATTAAAGTATGTGTAAACAACGGTGTTTTTATTATTATCAATTATCAACTTTACATTTGTGTTATCTTTAGTTCCTCCGTAAGTATCAATAATAACTACTTCAAAGACCCCATCATTCTCACTAAAAGATTTAATCTTCTTAGTACCTTTAGTTTCACGAATAACAAAATCAACAGTTTTATTAGTAGTGTCAATAACATAAGAAGTTTTAACTTCAAATGGGTCATTATCCCACAATGGATTATCAATTACTTCAGTATAATCTACATTACCGTAGTGTGTAAACTCTTTAACTTCGGTTACATTAACCGTGATGGTTTGAGAAAATACAAGAAGACTTACGACTGAAAACAAAAAACTCAAAATTAACTTTTTCATTGTGTTTAAGTATTAAAGGGTTAGTGACTAATTCTTTTACAAATATATATGTTTTTTTTAATTCCACAAACTTTTTTTTGATTTTTTTTTCAATTAAGAAAAATAATCCCATAGTTTGTTTTGATGACAGGTGTTTTAATCTCTATTGGATTAACCTTTTTGTTTGTTTCATCATACATACCAACAACAATATCAATAAGCTGTTGCTGAGTAAGGATAAGTTCCAAACCATTCTCAAGATTTTCGTAAACTTTTTCTTTAACCCTTTCGTAAAAAGTATTTTTCTTAAGTTTCCCAATTAAGTCAATCAAGTCGTTGGGGTTCTTTTCGAAGAACCCTATCAACTGATTTAAGTAAATTTCCGCATCTACATTTTTCATAGGCAGTAAGATTAGGAAACAAAGATATAACTAATTTATTAAACTACATAATAATAACCATCACCTTCCTCATGTAAAACATCTTTAAGTTCTTCAGGAAGTTTAACGTTACTTCCACTTACATTCAAGAAACCTAACATAGGTAAATCTTTAATACACGCTGGGATAGTCGTTAACTGAGGGTTGTTTGGTAAAGCAAGTAATAGTAAACTTGTCAAATTACAAATACTATCAGGAACAGATTTAACCATACCACCTAATAAAAGTGTTTGTAACTTATCAAATCTTCCAATACTTTCAGGAACTTCAAGAGCAATTGTTTCTTTAATGTTCTTTGAAGTTTGGATGATTAATTGCTCCAAGTCATCTGGTAGGTTGTCAAACAATTCTTTAAATCCATATAATCCAACAAACTTACCAGCCGAAGATTCAGGATAAACAATATCAACTCTCTTACCATTCTCTTTAGCCAATCCTTTAGCAAATTCAGGTTTGAAGAAATCTTTAAGTTCAGCCAACTTACCTTGTAACATTTCAACAATATTCACACTTCTATCGTGTCTATCCATGAATTGATTAGACTGGAAGTGCCACTGGTATCTTTCAACAGGAAGACCTGATTTCTTACCCACGTCAGAACTGTCATTAGGTAAAATAACATATAATGGCCCTTGTTTAATATAAGTGTTAAAATAATTCAAACCAGGTGATGAAGTACACCATCTTGTTTCACCCATATCAGGTTCGTGATAACCACCAAAGAAACAAGCCGCATTTTTACCAAGTTCAGTTTGGTCTTCAATTTTAACCACAGTCCAGTTCGGCCCTTTAAATGCAACAGTCGAACCAGGGTATTGGTAAGTTGATTTAGCCTGTTCTTTTTCTTGTTTAGTTCCTTTTGTTTTTTCTAACTTAAAGTCCTTAACTGCATCAAATAATGTATCAACTGTCAATTTATTAATATCTCTTTTGTCAGCGTCTAATTGACCTTTGAATCTTTCAAACTTCTTTAAGTCGTCAGTAACCTTGTATAAATCCTCAAGATATAAATCACGATATCTTTTAACTAATTGTTTATATTCAGGTGAACCAACTTCAACATCCGCTCTTTCATCACTAAATGATGGTTTTAAGAAATTCTTTAATATCCAGTTAGTATACTTACCAACCTTAACAATTTCCATTTGTTCAGGTGTTAAACTATTAATATTTTGAAGTAAACTTTGCGGAGCTCTTGTTGTAGGGTCAGCAAAGATAATAGTTCTCAATGTTTCAAAAGGGATTTTACCTGGTTCAGGTTTTTTTCCACCTTTATCAACTAATTTATCATATAGAAGGTTAAATCTTGAATCTTCTAAAATAATGTTTGTTAAGATATTAGTAAATTTCATTTCTAAAGTTTTTATATAAATATATCAATAATTCATAATTAATAGTTCTTCACCCATATTTTGGGACTTTCCTTTCTTCGCAGCCGCCGCTTTAGCGAATTCTTTCTTTTCCCATTTATATTCCTCCTTTGGGAACCACTCATTCAATAACTGAAAATCGTAGTAAGATAAACTAAACTTACCCTGAATTCCTTTCAAACAATCTGCTAATCTTTCATGGTCTTCCCTATCAAAATCGTGGTTTGAGTAATAGTTCTCAGTCTTCCAATATGGTGGGTCAACATAAAAATATGTTGTCGGACTATCAAACTCTTTAATCACGTCTTCAAAATCACCCAATCTAAACTCTGATATTTTATTGAAATGTTCTACCCACTCAGGTTTAGATAATTTATCTCTAAAGGTAAGATATTTTGACTTATACTTACCCTTCAAATCAATAAAACTTGAGGTCTCAGGTTTTGAACCACTGAAAACCTGTGTCAGAACATAGGCATATTTTGCTGCAACACCATAATCAGGATAGTTAATTGTTAAACCATGAGAGAAAATTTCCTTTTGAAACTCATTAAATTGTTCTTTGTAAACTGGTGGTGTCACTTCCACTCCTTGTTGTTGACACGGAATGTTATTAATCGCAGATAACAAAGTCTCAGGGTTCTGAAGACACATAAACAAATTATAGTTCAACGGATTGAAGTCGTTATAAACAACTCTTTTCAAATTAGGATATAATTTCAAATCCATATTGAAGAAACACCAAAACATACCACCAAACGTTTCAACATACGTTTCCATATCTGTTGGGTAGAATGGGACAATCCACTTACCTATCTTACTCTTACCACCAATATAACTTAACATACTTTTTTTTCTAAAATATAGTTTTAATCTTGGTATATATCAACCTTATTAACTCTCTTACGGGAATAAACCTTACCTGATGGTACAACTTTTGTAATCATATTTCGTCTCACAATTTGAGCGACGTGACGAAGATTAAGTGGTAGTGTTTCCTGTTTCATAAGACAAAGATATATCAAAAAAAGTTTAAATTTTATTTTTTTATTCGGGATATTCTATTTATATTTGTATTCAAGTTAAACGAATGGGGTCAACTTAATAACCCAACCAAATCATTAAGTCGGAATTGAACCACGGTGTGTTCAAAGGCAAAAGCCTCAACCGTTAGGTGAAAAAGATAGAAACCCTCATTACATCGGATGTTTTGGGGGTTTTTATTTATACGTAAATTTGGAAATCGTTTTTACCAGTGGTGTAAAATCTTTTCTTACGGATGGTAGTGACAATATTGATTTGGAAATTATAACAATCTTGTTCTTCTAAATTAGTAACAACATTGAGGAATGGATAATCTTTTTGTGAAACTACTATTGATGAATCTTGTCCTAACTCTCCCTCTTTAATACCATTTAATATTTCAGGTAATCCAAGATTTAATATGTTTAAGATTTCATCATTAGTAATTACTTCATCTTTACCATGTCTAAACCTTTGTGTATTACCATGTGCCGAGTTTTCAATAGACACTTTTACTTTAATGTCCCCAAAAAGCTTTCCAATCCTTTCTTCCTTTATTATGTTTTTAATACAATTTAAAAGTCTCATAATTATAAATAATGGAAAACATGGAAAATTTAAAAAATTCAGAAGAAAAAACTTGTACTAAATGTCAAAAAACAAGACAAAAAATGACACCATATATTATTATGTCTGTAGTTGTTTTAGGTTTAATAATTTATGCTGTAGTCGACATCACAAAAAACATTATTGAATTACTTGCTAAGTAATTCAATAATTTTTTCTTTTACCATATCCGATGTTATCTTTTTAGAACATTCAAACATCTTGTCATTTCCTTTATTTATAGGACACCAATTCCAATCACCTGGGTCTAATCTAAATTTATTAGCACATCCTCTACAAGTATTTTCAGGTGCGCTTACTTTATAAACGTTTTCATAAGGTTCGTTAAACTCTTCCGTAAATCCTGATATCAATACCGTTGGGATATCCAAAGCCCATGTAACCCATGAAATACCACTTGATATTCCAATAAAGAATTCACAGGTGGATAGTTCTTCTATCAGTTTATAGATTGAGCCAGGAGGGTTTTGTTTAGCACCTTTAGGATAATAATTACCCATATACCCATCTTCCTCTTTTGAATAGATAATCACCTCATAACCAAGAGATATTAGATAATCAGTAATCTCTTGCCACCCATTTGGGTTGTTCCAGTATTTTGATTGGGCAGTTGAGTGAATACCAAGTCCAACTCGTTTTTTCTTTATCTTATTAGGATTTTTAATTAAAGGTTTTACCTCTTTATATTCTAATCCTAAAATATCTGTTGCAGTTTTTTGTAGTGGGCCTAATTTGAAATCACTTGGGTGTCTATCCGTTCTAACATTATCACCATCATAGAACCAACCTATCTCATACATTGCATATAGATTATGAACGGTACTTCCAGGTGAAACAAATTGTATCTCAGGATATTGTTTTACAAATAAATCATTAAAGAATGTTGAACAAATAACCTTACAATTGTGTTTCTTTCTGAATTCCTCAGCGTAAGGTACCCAAGCAAATGTATCACCCAAAGATTTTGAATCTAATGCAATATATACTCGTTTGTTTTCAGCGTTGTATTTCTTTTCACTGATTAAATTACCTTCAGAATAAATTTTTAAAGTATATTCATCAAAATACTTCTTACTTAATCTGACCCACATATTACAACCAATCTCCTCACGATATTCACAGTTACCATCCTGATTCCAAAACTCAACCAAATATCGTTTATCACTATTACCTTTAATCTCTACCAACGCTCCGTTGATGTAATGATTAATTACTTCAATTTTTTCAACCATCTCTTTTGGTTTTATTTCAGTATTTTCAAATACTTTATCAAATCTTTGTTTTGTCTCAAGACTATTCAAATTTTTTCTACTGTTAATAAGGTCTTCGTAAATTCTAACCATCCTTCTGGTAATAACACTCCAATCGTATTTTTGTCTATCTAATTCAGTGTTATTTAAATATAAATCATAGTTGTCAATTACTTGTTTAATACCACTAACTATTTGATTTACATCTCTTTCAACTACAACCATTCCTTCTATTGTTTGTGAACCCAAATAAGTACCAACAACTGGCATATTACAAGACACAGCTTCTAATAATGTTAGGTTTGGGTGACCAGCTTCTAACATAGAAGGATGTAAGAATATTGAATGACTTTTATATAATTCTAATATCTGTTCTTCATTCGGATTTGAGAACATTAAAGTTAATTTATCGTAATTTAATAAGTCGTTATGATGTTCAAAAAATATTCTATTGTTTTCAGGGCCGGCAACAGTAATAGGTAAATCTAATTTGATTGCCGCTTCAATAGCATATCTAAATCCTTTTCTATCGTAGGTTGAATCACCTCCAATACCATTGTTCGCTAAACATAATAATTTATGTTCAGTTCTTTTTGGGTTATCATTCTTAAAGAACTCTGTATTAACCCCGTGTGATAAATAAAACAATTTATCTGTTTCATCAAAGTAATCAACTAAAAACTCAGCATGAGTAAAAGATACCACAGACCTTTTAATTGCCTCTAAATTTTGTTGGTAGTTAGATGAGTCCTTACCATAATAAACAACGTGGTGGTCATGTAACGAGAAGATATAAGGGATACCTCTGTTTGCAGCCTCAATAGCTAAGTTAGCCATATGAATATGAATAATATCACTACTATTAATATCCACTTCATTAAGATATTTTATATCACATTGGTGTCCTAATTCTTTAATGTTATTGTAATATTCCCATATTACTTTTTCAACTGCACCCCATCCATTCGGTGGTATTGTAATTATTCCTGGTGTTACTTGTGTTATTCTCATATTACTATAATAATATTTTTAGTTATTAACATAAACAGGTATATTAAAATTTAAAGACAAATCTTCATATTCTTTTAATGTATTGTTATATATTTGATTATCATCAATAAAAATTCTAATTTCAACGTCGTCAGTATATAATTGATTATCATACGGGTCAATAATATCAAATTTATACCAACCATTACTAAAAGTTTCAAAATATTTAAGAATAGTCCTACCTTTATTAAAATTTTGTAAAATTGCAATTTTAATTACAAATTTATTTTCAGACAATAATTCAACAAAAAAATCAGATATATTTTTTTTAATTTTTATTTCAAAATTTGTTAATTTTTCAGTTAAATTAAAATCAACTATTTCAGTTTCAAAATTTTTTAAGTATTCACCATAATGTATATCACCAAATGACTGACTCGAATCTCCCCATGAATTAAAAATTTCATCAGAATGATTAGTATGTCGTTTACTAATTTTTTTGTGGGTAAATAAATCTTTATTTATATAAATTTTTTTATCTACTATTTTGTATTTTCTATTAAAAATAGAATATGATATGTGTTTTAAATTTTCCGATTTTGACAAATAATAAATGTATTTGTCATAATTATAACCCCACCAAACAGCCTTTTTAAAATGAGATAACCTTATTGCAAAATCATCATCTTCAAATTCAGCCCCAATAAATTTCTCATCTAGCATTCCAACCCTTCTAATTAATTCTTTCGAAAATCCAAAAAATCCAAAACTAACAACTGACACAAAACAATACCCATTTGAAAGTTTATCTATCATAAATTCAATATCTTTAGATGTGAAATTTGTTTTAGGATTACAAAAAATCATAAATTCACTGTCAGTATCATCTATCGCATCATTAATCATTTGAGAAAATGAAACATACTTAGATAGATTCCTGTCTTTTCTATACCATCTTTCAATTTGAAATTTATCCGAAAGTTTTGTTAATTCACATTCTTGTCTTTCAATATCTGTATCATACTGTGACAAAAAACAAAAAGCAAAATTATTAATTACTATCATAATATTTTTAATTTATTTTAAAAATATTTTATTTTCTTTATCAATAAATGACTCACCATCAGCCTGAGTCGTTATTCTCTTCTTTAGAACACCCATAGTTAATCTCTGTTCCGCACATATAATATTAAAAAATGTGTCAGCACAGTCCCATCTATGCGTTCTCAACTGATTCATAATTGTTTTACGTGATTTTTTTGAGAACATAATACATTGTAAACCAATTATTTTATTTGTTATAAACAATAAATCCTGATTAGGTATTTCTCTAACAACATCTGATTGATGCCATCCGTAATCTAAAGTCTTAGTATCACCAAATGAAAAATAAGAAATATCTTCCTGATTAACAATACTACAAACCTGATTAACTTTATCTATAAATTCTTCAATTGGAACTTCAATAATACAGTCCCCTTCACATACAATTAAAAAATCCAAATCGTTATCAAATTCTGATAATATCCCAATTTTAAACGCCTCAAAACATCCATAGTGAGCCGGAGTTAAAGCGTTTCCATATTCAGGGTCATTAACGTCTTCATATTTACCCATCCTAACATTATGTGGTCTAACACTGGTATGAACAGGTGGTAATGAAATATATAATTCATTTTGATGTAACACATATTCAATTCCATAAGGAATTACCTGTTGTACAGATTTTCTCGATTCTTTTTCTCTGTGTTCATTTTGTGTTGTCTGTAAATGAACTAATTTAATTTTATAATTCATATCAATTTTTTATAAACGAACCCCATAAAACTTGTTTAAAATCATCATACATGTATGTACTTAAATTAAGTTCAGGTAAATATCTTTCAATATTTTTATAATGCGACTCTGAGTTTGTTGGCCAATTTATTCTTTGTTTAATAACATTATATTCTTCATCACTATGTGAATAATCGTGAAGCATTATAACATCATTCTTTTTCAAGTACTTTGAATATAATCGAAACTCAAGTTCCTTGTCCCCACCATCACATAAAAAAAGAGTTCTCCCTGAATTATTAATTAAATCACGAATATCTCTCATAATATCAATATCAAAACAATCTCCAATTCTTAATTCAGTGTCTTTAAGATTATTAACTTCACAATAATCAGGATTAATATCGTAAGAAATTATTTTACAATTGTCTGATTTATTTTCAGACAACCATAAAGTGAACGCACCTGTAAATGTTCCAATTTCAATTATTAATTCGAAATTTTTTAATATTTTAGGAAAAACATCAACAACAAATTGACTTTGTGCCGACCTATGATAAGTGGTCTTTGGCACCCATAAAAAATTGTAATCCATTATCTTAAAGAATTGTTTAAATTATATGATGAATTTTCATCTCCAATATGATAACAAATTCTTTCTGAATGTAAAAAAGATTTGAATCTTTTTGAGAATCTTATTGCAAATTCTAATTCAAAAGAATCCATATTATTATTAAAAGTGTCAATTTGATTTAATTTATTTACATCATGAATTGCCGGTCTAAAACCAAAGTATGGCCAATTAATATATTTAATCCACAATCCCTTAACCGCATGTAAATCTTCTTCAACAGTATCATCAAACAAAGGTTCGTTTAAATAATGTTTATCAGAATAATACCATTCCCAAAAATTACCAATCACTCTCGGTTGAAATAACTCTTTTGGGAATATCTTTTTTTTCCAAGAGAATCCTACCATACCAACATCTTCATTATTTTTTAATAATTCAACTCCTTCATAAAGGTTAAATGGATTTTCAAAAAACCAATCATCTTCCAAATGAAAAACATAATCAATATTAAAAAATTTAATATCTTCTTTCCATTTTTTCATTATTTCCAAATGTCTTCGATTAGTATTAAATGAATTAGTATTAAATCTTTTAGACACTATTAAAGTTTCAGGAAATAATCTATTCAGTAAAGAAAACATTATATCTCTATCTTCTAAAGAAGAAGAATCATCGTAGTGGATTATAATATCAATTAAATTTAAATCTTCACATTCTTTGGTAAAAGAAATTATTGTTTTTTCAAATAAATCAATTCGTTTACAAGTTGTTATAGTTAATCCAATCATGAAAAAATAATGTAATCAAGAATATTTTTATTTATAAAATCATATAAAAATTCATCATCTTGAGTATCGTACACTGATATTTTTTCAACTTTATTTTCAAAAATATTAAATGACCAATGTCCATAATTTTCTAACCCGTGGTATATAGTTTCTAAACTACCATCAATATAGTTAACAACTATTTTTCTTTCCGACCTAAAATGATTGTAATTGTAGGATAATAACATTATAGAATTTTGTCCTGACATATTATAAAGTTTTGTAGAACATCCTTTGAATTTTGAAGATACATTACTAACAGTTGTTTCCGTATTCCATAAGGTATTTTGGAAATCAGTGTTCATATCAACTTCTCCGTCTTTTCGAATTATTAAACCATAATCTTTTCTATTTATGTTATCATAAAGATATTTTTCAACATTTATAAAGTCAGTACCATACCCATTATTTTGTAAATAATTTTTATAATCTTCCTCACAATTAATCCTATTAATTATCTGTTGGAAGTATTCTATTTCACAATAAAAATAATGGAACGAAACATCTCTACCTTCATTAAAATAAAACATTCCCTTTTTGTTTTGAGTAGAACAAATCACTGGTACAGTTGTCATATATTCATAACCTTCTTCACTATATAAATCATCAACTTCAATTCTTTGGAAATGTGTAAACCCAAATGACTTACACAAATCTAATGAGTTAAACAAATTAACCATAACAGGTAATCCATGTTTTTGTATTGTGTTTGTAACTTCATGAGTTGTTAATGAACCAAGGTTTTTCCAAAAAATAACTGGTTCGGAATTAGTGTATTCACCTTCAAAAAGAATATTATTTGAGTTATATAAATGATAATCAACAATTTTTAATATATGTTCAGGAACAATAGTATTAGACACAAGAAGTATTGTATGGTTATACTTTTTTAAGTTATTAACACATAACTCCAACTTATTTAAAACATTTTCATTATGAATAAAACAATCAACTATTGTTATTGTTTTAAACTCATCTTTAATATTTTGTTTTTTGAGTTCATTAGAAACTATTATGTTTTTTTTGTTTTTTTCCTCTTCTGAAACATTTGAAAACATACCATCATTTGATATTCGATAAATTCCCCCACATTTATGAATACACTTAATTAAACCGTGTTTACTAATTTCATAATTGAGTGGCCAATCAACATAAGGTAAATTTGTAAAATAATCCTTTATTAAATTTGGAATGTTTCTAAACACCCTTGCAAAAGATGCGTGATTGATAGTTAATAAATCATTTGTTGTTACATCGTCAAGAAATGAACTAATAAACAATTCAGGCACTGTAGGTATCTTGGTACCATCAGGATACAAGTATCTTGTTCCTGTACAGACCATACTATAATTTGGGCTGTTTTCTAAAAACTCAACTTCTTCATTTAAGATTGTATAATTATCAAAATAATCATCACCATCAATATATGCAATGTATTTTGTTTTACAGTAATTTAATAAAGTTCTAATATTTTCAAGAGCACCTAAATTAACATCACCATTTAAAATAACTAAATCAGGATACTTTTCTTTTAATTCAACTAAAACATCTTTAGTATTGTCTGTTGAACAATCATCTCTAACTACTACCTGAAAACCATAGGTGATTTTTTGTTTATAAATTGAATCAACACACTCCTTGAGGTATTTCTCAAAATTATATGACGATACAATGACCGAAAGTAATTTTTCCATTATTTAATTTTATTTACAGGAACCCCAACATAAGTTCCAGGTTTATCTATATCTTTAACAACACTTCCATTCATCCCAATTATAACATCATCACAAATTGTTATCTTTTCTCTTATTGATGAGTTATTACCCATATAACAATTATCACCAATTAAAACACTACCTGAAACAACAGAACCAGCCATAGCACTAAAACAATCACCTATTACAACATCGTGTCCGATATTAACATTTCTATTTAAAATAGCATGATTACCAATCTTAACATTAGTAGTTATAACACAATTAGCTCCAATAAATGAACCTTCACCAATTACAATATTTCTATTCAGTAAAATTGATGATGGGTGGATAAATGAAAAATATTTAGTATCTTCAGGTAATGATTTTTGAATTCTTGACCTAACCTGACTATCAGCAATTGCAATCATAATTGAATATTCTTTTGAATTAAATTGTGATAATGGTAATGTTTTATCCTCCCCTTTGAAATACTCATCTTCAACAAATCTAGTTACATCATAATTTGTATGTGCAATTACTTCCCTTAAATGACCTCCATTACCAATAAACGCTTTCTTAATCATATTTTTTTTAAATAAAATGCATCACCCCAAACACCGTCAACATTCCATGTCTCTTGTCTTTGAAATCCAAATGGCAATAAAAACTCATCAAGTTGTTCAATAGACGGACAACCATCATACATTTCAATCAAATTAAACTCTGTAAATATATAATCAATATTCTTTAAAGTATTAATTGAACCTTTAAGAGCATTTAACTCATATCCTTGTGTATCTAAAACTAAAACATTACAAGAAGTTATATTATAAAAATCTAATGTACTTAAAGTAATGTTAATAGTGTTTTCATCACTAAATTTAATATGTGGGTAAAAACTTTGATGTTCCTTAGGTTTCAATAATGAAGAACTTTGTTGTCCATTACCTTCATCAAGATACATTTTGTGTATACCATTTCTTTCACCTATCGCAACATTATAATAAAATGTGTTAGGTTTACCATTTAAATTTTTAGATAGTTCTTTATACACATGTGGTATAGGTTCAAACCAATATGTAGATATCATACCAAATGTTCTTAAATATTCATCATACTCTTGACCAACATGGGCACCAACATGAATTACACCAGTAACATTAAAGTTGTACTTATGTTTATATTCGTTGAAACCTACAATCATTTATAGATATCAAATTTTGATAGGTCAGGGTATGGTAATTCCAAATCCTCGTTGTGTTTAGGTGTACCATCCATATTATAGAACTGATTCATAAGTAATAAACCTCTTGAAGCAATTTCAGGCATCATGTAAAAATTCCATCCTAACATGTCAAAATTATCATCATGATATGAAACTTCATTTCTACCTGAGTATCTCGCCCGTTTAAACCATTTATAAGCCTCAAAGTCATCAGTTAGGATTGCTCCACCCTTACCTAGTTTCAAGTGTTTATACGGTCCAGTAAAAGATAAACACATATGAGTTCCTGGTATATACATGTCATTGGTGAATCTTAGTGCTGAATCCCAAACATTTGTTGGTGATAGTTGGTAAGCTCCTTTAATCGTAGAACCATAGACTGGTTCAAATTCAACTTTACCACCAGCATGGATAATCTCACAAGGAACTGATGGATATGTTCTACTTGGTATTTTAATTGTTTTACCAGTAATTTTTTCATAATACAATGCTAAGAACAAAGCGTTACTTTGATTATCAATCGTAACTGCGTAAGGTGCTCCTGTATATTCTGCTAATCGTTCTTCAAAACTCTTTGTAACATCATAAACGGATTTAGATAGTGTACCAGGTGTTCTTAATTTAACATTTTTAGGTTTAGCAAAAATAACTCCGTGTTTAGCATTTTTATTTGACTTAGTTTTTTTACCTAATTCATAAACAATAATATCATATTCAAAATTATTTCTATCTAATTTTTCAAGTATAATATTAATTTCACCGTTAGTATTTTCATGAAACTCAATCATAAATCTATCCACCAATCCAATTTGTTCATCAGTAATTGATTCAAAAATTGGGTACTCACCACCCTCAATATCACATTTAAATAATGATATCCTACCATAGTTATTATCTTTGTAGATATCATCAATAGTAATAGTATCACAACTAATTAAATTATTAAGTTGTCCATATTCTCCCACATTACCGTCAAAAACATTTGACCCAATAGTTGAATTTTCTTTTGAAAATCTGAAATCAATCTTGGTATGTTCCTTATAAACAGGATTCATATAGATAGTTGATTTATTCAAATCACCATCTAAATGATATTCAATACTTTCTCTTAAGTATGGATTTGCTTCAACTAAAATAACTTTTTTAGCGTTTACCGAATACATATACTTAGCAAATAACCCAACATTAGCACCAATATCTATTACCGTATCAAGATTTTCTAACTTTAAATCATCAAAACATCTATCAACAAAAAACTCATAATAGTTAATGTAGTTACAGTCCAAAGGTTTAAATTTAAACTCAGGTATTCTTGGGTAAAAATTAGGATTAACAATCAACTCTTGACCAAAAACTAACTCATTTGTTTGAGAATCATAAAACTCAACTAAGAATCCTCTAAAATTACGATTATCTTTGAATTTCTTAATGTGTATTGGAATAGGTATTGTCCAATAAAATATTGGGTACTCCAATGGTAAATTAAACCAATACATTGGAGCCTTTGAAGTCATATCTCTAATACTAACATTAAAATCAAACTTTTGGTTACCGGTATAGTTAATAGTAATTTGATTATTATCACCATTGAAACCAAAACTGAAAAGAGAGTCAATACCCCCCACATTTAACACATCCATCATATTATTTACATCTTTATCTATATCTCCAGTTAAAAATGTAACTTGAGGTAGTTTATCATATTTTCCACAATACACATCCAAATTATACATCATCATAGGAATACCATATTCAATGGCTTCCTTAATTGCAATTGGATTTAATTCTTTATTATTTCTATCACCTTTTGATGGGAACATGAACAAATCGGACGCTTCTAAAAATTCATTTACATTATCCTTTTCACCCCAAACAATACAGTTTTCAGGTTTATTGTTCATCAATGGTTCCCAATAACTTCTAAAGTTATCTGCTTGATTTCCAATAAAATGAAATTTAATTTTGTTGTTTTCTAACTTACGAGCAATTTCAAAAATGTATTTTTGATTTTTTCTTTCAGTGAATAACCCGACATTAACAACGTGTTTCCACCCTTTATCGAACCCAAGTTTTTCTTGGAATAATTCCTTTCTCTTTTCTCGGTTTTCAATAGGATACTCAATTACCTCATAAGGTATGTCAAACATTGAATACTGAATAGCATTAAACACACTAACAAAAATAAACTTGTCAGGAAACCAAACCTTAGATGTTGGTTTGAAACTTGAGTCGTGTGTTGTTTCAAATATTTTGTATGAACGGTTTTGTCTATAAATTTGTCTTGTAATGTTGTTATCCATGAAAAATTCAGGGAACTCCTCCATCGATATAATATCAGGTTGGAAATCGTTAATAACATTAATCAAAACATTCTTATCATCCCATAAAGTGATAAGATTATCTTCACCAATCATATTTTTAATTCTGTTCTTCTGAACAACAAAATCCCATGAATAACATCCGTATTCAATACATTTTATAATATAATCATCTTTAAGAAGTTGAATCTTATTTGTAGTAACCTGTGGAAGTCCCCCTGTAGATAGATGTGGGACTATAAATAATATTTTCTTCATACCTAAAAAAAATAACAATATTTATTTCATAAATCCATAGAATACACTATCTTTACAAAAAAATATATAACACAATGAAAAAATTTATCTTATCAATCTTTTTGGTTCTTTCAACACTATTATCATTCTCTCAAGAAGTAGGTTTTGCTAAAGCCGTAGAACTCTATACAGGCTACAGAGACACAAATAACGAAATCGTATGGAATGGTTCACCAACATCCGTAGACATCCTGATTAAACTTGAGGATGATAAAGTAACCATCTTTAGTCAACAAACACAAATATATCGTGTTGTTACTAAAATACGTGATGAAGAATCAATTATTACTTATAGAATGCTCGATTCAAATGGTATCAATTGTAACTTCCATATGGGACCATCTGAGACTCAAGGTTATATATTTATTGCAATTGAATACAGTGATTACGCTTGGATGTATCTAACAGAGATAGACGAATAAGTCTACCCCCTCTTATGTTTAACATACATCTTAACATAAAAATCCCCAAGACCTTCATTTCTAAAACCCTTACCTTTAATACGTAAGGGTTTTTGTGTATCTATAGTTTCAGGTAATTTAATATTCAAATTTCCCGATGGGTGTGGTATATCTAAATTATCTTTATTAAAGTCATCTAAAGACATTTGATAGTTGTAAACTAAATCATTATTAAGTTTTTCAAAACCATTTTGTTCAACCACTTGAACTTTCAAAATTGCATCCCCAAACATACCATCGTGCCAGTCACCATAACCTGAAGCTTTAATCATTTGACCATCGCTAATTCCATGTGGGATATTTAAATTAATGGTTTGCATTTCATTATTCTTACCTTCACCCGCACATGAATAACAAACATTTTTAAGATTAAATCCCTTACCATTACAACTATTACAAGTAACTTGAAAAATGTTTGAGAAGAATGAATTACCAACTCTTTGAGTTATTCTACCAGACCCATTACAAGTGTTACAAGTAGTTCTTTCACCACCTTGTCCCCCACAACTATTACACATATTTTTACGTTGGAATCTTATGTCTATGTTTTTACTCAAGAATGAATCAAGAGTTCCTATCTGAACATCAATAACTTTATCAGGTGCCTTTCTAACTCTTTGCCCTGTCATGTTTGAAAAGAAGTCCCCAAACGATGAAAATGGGTCACCTCCCATATCACCAAAAGGATTACTTCTTCTCATATCATAATCTTTTCTTTTTTGTTCATCACCTAAGGTATCATAGGCTTCAGATATTTTTTTAAATATTTCTTCATCTCCACCTTTATCAGGGTGTGATTCAACGGCTTTTTTTCTATAAGCCTTTTTAATTTCATCCTGTGATGCCGTTTCTGTAACACCTAAAATATCGTAAAAATTTTCCAACTGTTTTTATTTTTGAAAAGTTTATTAATTTATATTCTATGAACGATAAATTTCATATATACATCTTTAAGAATAATAAAAAAAAGAAAAAACTCAAATCCTTTGTGAGAGAAAAACTTGCAAAAGATTATTACGAAAATTTAATTAAAAAGTCAAATGAAATAATTTTTGATAAGAAATTTGAATCAGGTAAAGAATGTCGTTTTCACATTGCACTTATCACCAATAAATTTATTGATGGTAACATTCATTATTTAGATGAATTTGGTAGGAATATCACAATATCCCCTAAAATTGATGATACAAATTATATCCAAATTATTAAAACGTATAAAGTTGAAGAATCAATATATGATGTAAAAAATGATACCCGTATTTCAATTGACGACTTTTTTAAACAATACATTAAAAAAGATAAAATATATATGGTCTCTCAACTTAAGAATAAATTTATACTTCAAAATGATGATGATTATAAATTATTCTCTTTAAAAAATTCTGAAGATTGTGATAGATTATTGGAAATATTCACAACACTTAGAGATAAAGGTAATATGATAATAGTTAAAGATATCTCAACTGTTCAAAGAAAATATCTCTATAATTTACTTATTGAAAGGGGGTTTAATAAGAAATTTTTATATACAAGTTACACTACTTATCCAAGATAAAAATAAAATCAGTTCCTGAGATGTCAATTTTAAACGTCTCACTATCATAGTTACCATCAACATTTGCAACTACATGATAATACTCTTGTTCTTTTAATTCAAATATAACACTCGCCTTACCATTAAAAAGGTTTTGTGATGCATCCGCAATTATTGCTAATTTACTTAAAAGTTCAGTACCTTCTTTATCCTTTGCCATAATGTTATTTTTTTTGGTTTTTCAAACAAATCGTCTTTTTTTAACTCTTTGAAGAAGTTTGCCGTGTTTTCTTTTTCTCTTTTTAAATCTTCATTGAGTTTATTCCTCAATGAGTTCAGAGATTCCAGCTGTTTCTGTATTTCCTTGTTTTGGTCCATTGTCAACTAAAACATTTTGTGTTAATTCAAATTTTAATTTCTTAAGATTTTCTAAATTTTCTTTATCAAATATATTTTTAAGTTCAGAAACTCTATCTTCAAATAGTTTTTCCTTAGCCTCTCTTTCTAAATTGTATCTAACAATACCTAATATATTATTCTGAATTAAGTTAAGATTATTCTCATCAAAATCAGAAACAAATGATAAATATAATTTATCTTCTAAAGTTCCATTATTCAAAAATTTATCTTCAACTATATATTTTTTAGGTATTTTCCATGTTTTAGAAAATAACACATCGAAAACAATATAGTTTTCAAGTTTTCTAACTTGGTGTAGGTAGTCAAATATTGGACTAATTTCTTTGTAAAAACTCATACTGAAAGTATTATATATGTAATAAAATAAGTTAATGTAAAATGGAATAAAAAAGCTTCCCCATTACCTAACACCATTTTTTTAGGTGGTGTTTGTAATAGGGAAGTTATAAACACTGTTGAAATTTTCAAAACATTTAAAATGCTAAATACAAAAATAAATAAAAATAAATTTTCTAAATTAATCATTTTGTTTTCTTCCTTGTAAAATTTCACCTCTGAACTGTTGAAGTAACGCTTTCAATTCTTGAGCAGTTTTTCTTGCTCTAGTACCAGCACTTTTGTTGCCATTATAGAACTTACCAGCATCAACAGAAAGAGATTCAGTCAATTCTTTGATTTTGTCTACTGTTTCCATTTTCTTAAATATAAAATTTGTTTATTACACTATCAAGAGTAAGGATTATTTATCTATTGTAAACTTAATTTTAAAGATTTATCTAATGATTTGTAAATTGATGTTAGTAAATCTAAATCTGACTTTGTTGGTGATTTATCAAGATTAAAAACCTCATCAAAAAACTTATTCAAAGACATTTTAACTTCTTTAATCTTTTGTCTATAAAAAGTTTCTTCTAAAAAACTTTTCATAAAATCTTTATGGTCACCCTTTTCACCAAAAAAGATACCCTCTTTATTAAAATTTTCAATTGTTTTACCCCAACACCATTCAAAGTGTTTGATATTATCCTCATCTGTTATGTTTATATTAGTTTCTTGACCTTCTGGGTCACCTAAATAGGTTTTATATACCAAGGAAACCAAAGATTTAACAAAGTCTTCAAACAACTCTAATTTTTGATGACAGATATCATTACTATCAATCCAAAATTGTAGCTCTTCGTCAGTAACTGGCTTAGATATATAAGAAAAAAAATTCTCCATAGTTATATGGAGAATTATAATTTAAAATATTTTAAAGTAACTAATTATTTTTTATACTGATAACCAATTAACTTTTTCATGTTTTCCATTTCTTCATTCAACAATTTACTTGTTTCACTTTCTTTTGATTCTCCAAGATTATTCAATATTTTTTCAGCCTTATTAACTGAAGAAGTTTTTGAACCTTTTTTCTTAATAGAACCCTTTTGAGTCGTTTCACCAGCAACATCAACAGGTTGTGATTGTCTCTTATATGACGCTTCTAATTGTTCAGCACCATATAAATTTTCTTCATAGTTCTTATAAAATTTATCACCTGTCTCTGTTGGTACAACATTACCAAGTGGGTTACCGTCGGCATCAACTTGAGCGTTTCCAGTTTTAGAACTACCTTTTAGATTCATTTCAATCCACTCATCATTTGGTTTGATTTCATCGAATACAAGATTTGTCTGTCCAGGATAAGCAAAAGCATCTACATATTCATCAACATATTCTGATGGAATATACGCCTTTTTACTCATTTTAGAAATTTCACCATTACCTTTTGGAAACATTACAGGATTAGATTCAAACTTACCTTTAGAACCATCCTTAACGTACTCTGCCATTTTTTTGAATGAATCTTTATTTGCTTTAGAGTTTTCATTTTTTTCTTTTTTAGAAACTCTGTCATATTGAACCATTCCAGCAGATTTACCCGTCTTCTTAAGATTATCCTTAGTTTTTTCTTCAAGAACTAATTCTTCAATCATTTCAATTAATTCAGATTCCTTTAAATCAAGAAAATCACCATCACCCATTTTAATTCTATAATTAATTGAATCTTTATCGTCACCCGAAACAAAATCAACTTCTTGGTCAACTTCTTCAGGATAATTTCTCATGTACTTTTTCTTCAACGATTGTACTCTTGGGTTTTCATCATCAGATAGATTAATATCTTCAAAGTCATCGTGTCCCATACCTAAACCCATACCACCTAAATCTTCAGTCACTTCATATTCTTTACCATCAACTTCAAAAGATTTTTTACCTTCTTTTTTCGCCTTTGCTAAAGCCCCAGTAAAAGCATTTCCTTCTTCCACTTCTTCTTCCATTTTTTGTAATTTTAAAAAATCCGCTTTAGTGAGTTTACCTTTAGGTTCTGCAACATCTAATTTTTTTTGACCACCATGTAGTCTTTCAGTTGTTTCACTTCTTGCATCTTTAGAATCTAACGCTAATGCTAAATCAGTGTCTTGGTCTTCTTTAATTCTTTTTTTCATGTTTGATATTTGTTTTTCACCAAAGGCGACTTCGCCACCTTTTTTATTTCTTTTAAAATGAAACGGCCCATGTGACGAATGTTTACCTCTTCTCATAAACGTATAATCTTCTTCGTCATCATCAAAAACATAGTCATTACCAACTTCTAAATCGTACTTATCAACATCTTCATTTGATTCAATTTTTTTGTTGATAGTGTCAGTAATTTCGTTAGCCCTTTCAGTTAAACTTTCATTAACTAAACTTTTTATTATTTCATCAAATTTTGACATTTATGTTTTATATATAAATACTTAATTAATTGAGTTTTTTAAAATATCTTCTTTAATTATTTTACTTAAAATATTTTTGTCAATTTGGTATTCCTTTGATAATTTTTCAAGTAAACTTTCAAAAATATCTAATTCAGTTAATTTTAAAGCGTTAATATCTCCTTGATTACAATATGGGTATTTTAAACATTTCTTTTTTACTTTAACAAACTTACCACCTTTATATAAAGGTTTTGAAGCTCCTCTCCAATCTTTCTTACTTTGGGATTTAGCTAAAAATGATGGCCCTGAATATTGTCCCGCAGAAGACGCCCCTGTCGCCTCAGTCGCTTCAACTTTTTTAATGTCATCAGAATTTTCTTCTTCCATTTTACTACCAAATAACGGTGCCGAAAAACTACCAGCACTACCAGCACCAGTCGCTTCAGTATTCTCTTCTTTTTTCTCACTCAGTTCTTCTGAGAATTTGTTAAAATCACGAATTGAATCTGAATCTTTTGTTGTATAATTTGACTTAATCGCCTTCATTAAATTTTGTTTCAAGTTTTCCATCTCTATTATTTTTTAATTTTTGATTCCCAAACACTTCTATTCATCCAAAGATATTCATAGAAATCTTTCATGGATTTTGCGATTAAATCTCTAACATTTTTTTCTAACTTACCTCTTTCAATTTCTTTGGAAATTAACTCTAACATTTTGTTTTCAAATTGTTTAACAGTTTGTGAATCTAAAAAACTTTTGATTTCAGATTTAACAATTTTTTCTATTTCGTTTTTTTCAGATTGATTGAAAGCCATTTTAAAATGCAAGTATTAATAATAATAGTGTTAATCCTCCACCTGTGAAGGTTCCGACTTTCCACCATTTAGTTTTATCGTTATTGGTTTTAATCTCATCTTTTAAATCATCAGTCATATTAACATACAAACCAATTTGTTTATCTTTCTCCCCAATGATTATTTGATTGTTTTTATCTTTCTCTTCTAAAATCTCAATCTTCTTATCTTTATCCCCTTCTCTCTTTTCTAATAAGGAAATTTTAGAATATAATTGTTGGTTTTCTTCAACACAACCATCTAACTTAATTAAATCTTTGGCAATCTTTCTTGCAACTTCAGAACTGATAACAACCTTTGTAGTATCTTTACTTACCGTATTTGTCTGTGAAAAAATGTTGAAGCTCATCATTACCGAGATTATCAACAGAAGCAACTTTTTCATTTGTTTTCTTTTTAATTACGTTTATGTTGTTATCAACTAATTGAATTTCTTGAGTTATTTCAGATATATTAACATCAAGTTCTACCAATTTATTATCCAATTCTTTGTTTAGAATTGAAACTGAATCAATTTTTGTTTGAATACTATCAATTGAGTTTTGATACTTTTCAACATCAGTTTTAATTTGGTTTGTCGTAATAATATTATAGACAAACAAACCAATAATAATTAAAAATAAAATTCCAATTATATTATTCTTATTGCTCATTTGTCTCAGGTTTTGTTTTCTTTCTACTAGCGATTATTTTAGCCCATTTAGACTTAAACTTTTCATAATAGGTTTGTAACTTATTAATTGCTTCAGTAAAGTTTTCATCAACTTTCACCATATCACCACTAATATATAATCCGTTATTCTCACCAATAGTGAAATAGAATTCAATATCAAAATCAACAATTTTACCACTCCAATCAACATTATTTTGATAAACGTTTAATTGATTAAAATTAACCAAATCTGAAACTTCGGCAACAAACTCATCCATTGTTTCTTGGAAAGCTTTCTTATCATCCGTTGTTAATTCAACATCTTTTCTATCTTTTCCGTGTATAGTTAAAATACCTCCTGAAATTCTGTAACCTTGTTCGATTTCATTTTTCTTTTCTTCATCGTCTTGAATTTCATCTTCAACAGCCGCAGGTACATTATACTTTGTTGCAATTGTATCAACTTCAGGTTTTTCAGATTGTTCAAACAAATAAGTTTTCTTTATCTCTTGGATATGTTCCTTAACAACAGAATTATTGTTGTTAACCAAATCTCTCATTTTTTTAATTTGGTCTTTAATGTCTTGGTTATCTCTCATCATTTTCTATTAAGTTTTTAAATTTTTCATAATCAAATGCCGGACTTATATCGGTATATCTACTATTATAATTACTTCTACATACAATACCGTTGAATAATTTAACACCATCAACTTTTGTATTATGTCCAATAAACTTATTGTCTATTGAAAATTTTACAAGTAATTTTTTTGAGAGCTCTACAAGTGAATTTAATTGTTCTTCACTATATGGTTCCCAATATAACTTATCCTTCCATTTTTTTTGAAAAATAGATTTACTATAAATATCCCCAATCCAATTAGAATACGATAAACCTAATGGTGTTTTTTGTAACCATCCAAGATTTTCTAAACAAATTACGATTGAATTTCGATTTACCTCTTGGTCATCAAAATAGTTAGTATAACTATCATCTGAAATTAAGTTTAAAATATTCCCTTCTTTTGTTATAAAGTAGTTCGGTATCTTATCATAAGAACCATTCTTACGATATTTTAATGAATTAAGAAAATTTTCAGCGGGACGAAAACTATGACAAAGAACTATTTGTCTTTTTTTCTTATTTTTTTCAAACTTAGGAAACTTTCCATATTTTTTAATATTAAGCATCCCTCTTTGTATAGTTTAAAACCTTGTAAACTTCACCCTGTTCGGAAAGTTCATTATTTTTTTTTTCAACCTCTTCAGGTTGTATATCAATTTCTTTATCAAGTAATCCCATGTAGACAGTATTATCATACTGACTTTCTTCAGTAATAGGTTTAATTTCTTCGATAGGTTCTTCTACAACATCTTTAGTTATTATTTGATTATTATTAATATTTTCATTAACAATTTCAGTATAAGCATTTAAAACTTCTTCAATTTTACGTAAATCTTCTTCTGATGGTTGGTATGGGTTACTTTTAGATTTTTGTTCAACAGGATAGTTATTTTTTATTATTTCCTCTAACTTATCCAATTCTTCACTAGTAGGTGTCCATTTTTCTTTCTCTTTCTCTTTAATTTGTTCTTCAAATATCTTTTGAACATCTTCCTCGGTCAATTCAGTTTTAATATCCTCAACCACTTCTTTATTCTTTTCAGTAAATTTAACCAACATGTGAGCAAATGTAAGAGAGATGATTGGTAGTAATCCACCAGTTAAAAAAGCTAAAACTGTCTTATGACTATTCAAATCAGTTTTTTCAATTCCCATATTCTCAAACAAACCTCCAACCATTGAAATCCAATCTTGGAATGTTTGTGATGTTTCATCAATATATGTAAATGAAAAGAATATGTTCCCCAACATTTGAATAAATGTTACGATGATAAACGGGAAATAAACAAACCTACCCATGTTAACTGACACCGCTGCCAAGGCCGATAATGCCGCAATTTCAATACCCACCGAAAGGTATATAGCCCAAGTAAAAGGATTAGATAAACCATAAAAACTCGTAACGTGTGATATAGACACAAACGCTACGAGTAATATTGGAATAACAAAAGCTAAAGAAATTATGTTTGTTAAATTTCTACTAAACCAATTTTTCATTGACCCAACTCATTCTTGTAATGGTTTATGGGCATATGATTCTTATCCGACAATTCTTCAATTTCCAAAGTTTTCCAACTTGGAGTTTCTTTGATAATGTTAACTAGTTTATCTTGAGATACTACGATAGTACTTAAAGAGTCAACTTTCTTTGTTAACAACTCAACTTGTTTTTCGGTTGTCTTAACTTGTGTTGATGTTCCACATCCTTTAAAAAAGGATAGTAATACGATTACTAAAATCGCGGGAATAAAGTATTTCTGTAATTTTTCCATAATGTTTTTATATAATTTAAAATTAAATTTATAACAATAAATAGTTGATTACATATAATCGAACAAGGTAACACTCTCATTACGTAACTTACGAAGAGCTTTTTCTTTGATTTGTCTAACTCTTTCTTTAGTTAAACTGAAATCTGAACCGATATCTTCAAGTGTTCTTGGGGTACCTGAAATACCATAGTAATCTTCAATAATCTGTCTTTCTCGTTCATCTAAAATATTCATGATGTTGAATAACCCGTCTTTAAGTTGTTGGTCATTATTGAATACTTCATCAGGCATATCACTATCCTTATTCACAATCAAATCAATCAATGTATCACCATCCTCATTAATCTGAGTTTGTAGGTTAATCGTTGATGGTAGGTTAGCAAATCGGTCATCAATTCTTTCACCTGTCTTATCTGTACGTTTTTTCTCTTTGTATAAGTCTTGGATGACATTTACAGGAATACGAATTGTTCTTGAGTGTTCGTTCAAAGATTGTAGGATAGATTGTCTAATCCACCATACCGCATATGATATAAAACGAAGGTTCTTTGTCCAATCAAAACTTTGAATTGCTTTCATAAGTCCGATATTACCTTCAGCAACTAAGTCACTGAAATCAACACCCTGCCCTTGATATTGTTTAGCGACTGTAATAACAAATCGTAGGTTACCTTCTAACAATTCTTTACATATACCCGCCTTTTCACTATCCGATGTTTCAGGACTTTGCATCTTCGCAGATAATTCCCTTTCTCTCTCAGGAGTCATTACCTTAATACGTCTAAGTTCTTTAAGGTAGATTTGTACTTCGTCTTGATTAATTGGTATAACTTGGTTTTTTTCCATCATATTATTTGTTTTGAGTAAATTTCTAATTGTTTTAATTGGTTTGCCGACAAACTATCTATACCTTTCTCTTTAATCTTATCCAATAAATCATTAAGCGTCATGACTGGTTCTTCTTGAATAACTTCTTCATAAAAGAGCTTAAAGAAATCATCAAAAGAACGAGACTTGTGAATATGAATACCTCCGAAAAATTCTGGAATTCCCGTACTATCACTTGTGTATTTATTATATTTTAATTCTTCTTTTTCTGTCAAAATGTCAGTGTTTCCAAACAAATGTTTTTCTATCTCTTCGTTCATAGAATATATCATGTCAGGGTCAATAGGAAAAACAAAATACATTGCCGTTAATTTAACAATATTTTTTTTCATATAGTCGTCTATATGTTCCCAATCCAACTTCGTGCCAAATGTTATTATGACACCACTATCCCCATGTTGGAATTTTATCTCACCATTTGATATCTGTGATACTGTTTCAGTTAAAAGGTTTAAAGCCTGTGGGTTTTCTTTATATTCCCCGAATGCGAATAATATGTAATCCATAATCATAGTTCTACAAAGATAATACAATTTTTTAATTTACCAAACTTATTGTGAAACTTTGGAAATGTTGTCAGTTTTTGTAATCTTGATAATGTTATCAGACCAATTCGAAATCATAGGGTTGTGAGTAATAACAAGTATGTTTTCAAAGTATTCTTTAATCTTAATAAAGAACTCATAAACCATTTCTAAGTTGTCGTTAGAAATCTTACCAAATACCTCATCAAATACTGTAATGTTTGGTTTAGGTAAAGAACATACTTTAGCCATCACCGCTCTCAATGCCAGTGACGCAATTGTCTTTTCATATCCTGAACCTGAAGTCATTAACTTTTCAATTTGAGTATTATTGTCTATCATCCAAAATTCAACCTCATTCTTTTCACTAATACGAATTTCCAATCTGAAGTAACAAGAGTCCTGCAATAATCGTTGAAGTTCAGAGTTAATCAAAGGCATCATACTCTTCATAATTCTTTTTGAAATACCGTTCTTACCAAACAACTCTAAATAAACTTTATACTTAACTTCTTTTTGTTGTTCTTCGGAAATCTTAATGATTAAGTTGTTGTTAGAATTAATCTTTTCAAGGTTATTAGTTATCTTAAATCTTGTATTAGAAACCTCTTGTTGGACAAGTTGTTCCTCTCGTTTTAATTCTTCTAATCTTAGATTTGCCTTAATAATTTGACTTTCAATCTGTTCGTTAGATTTAATAACATCTTGTAGCTCATCATACCTTTTTAACTTGTCTAACAAACTTTCTTTCTTTAATTCAAAGTTTTCAATAGTCGCTTGGTATTTTTCGTATACAAGTTTGTTTCTTTCATACTCATCAAAGTCCTTTTTAAGTTTAACAAATCCTTGTTCTTTGTCCGATAATTCTTGCATTAACCCCTCAATTTGGGTTTTTTTCCCGATAAGTCCGTCAAGTTCAGCAATTCTTGATTGGGTAATTGCGGCGTTCATAAGTTCAATACCACAGTGTTCACACTTGATACCACCACTTACCGAACTCTTTAACTTTTGAATGGATGATATGTTGGTATCTAACTCAACCTTTTGCTTATAGGTTTTCTGATACTCTTCCTTAACCTTATCATGTTCATTCTCATAATAAAACTCCGAAGGTTCAACAATCTTAACACCATCTCTTAACTGAACGTTTTGTTTGATTTGATGTTCAAAGTTTTCAACTTCTTTCTTTGTATTGTCAGGATTAAGTAATGAAATTTCTCTATCAACAACAACCTTTGATTTCAAAAGATTATCACGATATTCTTGTCCTTTAACAATCCTACCCTTAACATCTTCAATCTTAACTTCACTTTCTATAATGTTCTTTTCAAACTCTTGGTTTTTAACCAATAGTTCTTCGTTCTCATTCTTCAATGTTTCAGTATTGTAAATGTTTGAAATCATTGACTTGGAAAACTCTGAATAGATTTCTTTACCAGTCTCTTCTTTTCTTTTAAGAAAATCTAATCCTAAAAATCTTGATAGGACTTGTCCACGAGCCGTTGGTTTTGCCTCCAACAAGTCCTCAAGGTTAGTACCAGTAGTTAATATCGTCATCAAGAAGTCCTCATAACTTCCAATGGATGTCTTAATGAACTTTTCAGTTTCACGTCGTTGTTCACCTGTAAATTTAACCAATGAACCATCGGGAAACTTCTTAAAAAAATCTAATTCTGTTTTAACATTCCATTCACCTGACTTAGATTTCTTACGTTCAAGTTCACGAACAATAATATAATCTTCACCATCAATCACAATTTCACCTCGAACAGATACTTTATCTTTGTCAGAATATCTGTTGAATATTTCTTCAGCTTTGTTTGTTTTTGTTGTTGTATTGAAAAACAAGAACATTAACAAATCCACAGACAACACAGTTTTACCTCCAAAGTTAGGTGGGTCTGATTCAATCACAGTAATCCCACCCAACTTTTCGAAGTTTATATGTTGGTTTTCACCATAAGATAGAAAGTTAGAAAACTCAATCTTCTTGATATACCACTTTTTAAATGAAGCAATCTCATCTTGTTCGGCAATCATCTTATTGTTTACCGCCGAGTCAATCTTCAGTATATCTTCGTAAAGGTTTTCTTGAGATTTAGATTGAAGGATGGACTTAATCAAATCGTGTTGATAGTTCTCGTCCATAATGTTGATAGTTACATCAACATTGTCTTGTACCTCTTCTGTTTTCTTTAACTTGGTAATAACATTTACGCTTGTAGTTGAATACTTTTTTTGAAAGTATGCTTTCACACTTTTTAACTTTTCTTGTGTAAAATTCTCTGGTGTGTCTTCCCATACTACTTGTACGTAAGGATTCTCAAGTTTTGAAAAATCTAAATCTTTTATCATTCTAACTTTTGTGAAATTAATTTGCGGGCTGAACAGGTCCATTTGTTTCTTCACCTTCTGTTTTTTCAGAAGCCGCTTGTCTCATTTTTTCAAACAATTCTGACATTGTTCTTTGATAGCGTCTTTCAGCATGGATGTTTCTTAATTTCCACGCAGCAACCTTCTGCTTGTGGTTTGGTCTTAATCTTGACTTTGGCATATATTTATTTGGTTTTTAAATTAATCTATTTTAGCTGGTCGGTTTACTTCAAACCATTCGATGAAAGCGTTGATTGCCCATACCGCACCTGACGCGAATAATCCGTCAAAGAACCATGAAATGTATGGACTTGTTCCGAAAAATTGATATGTAGGTGAGAATAAAACTGCTCCCACGAAAAATCCTACCCAAGTGGAACAACACATCATACAGGATAAAATACCTGAAATAAAATTGAATGTGTCTGAAAAAATTAAATCGGAGTTTCCATAAGCTTTGATAAAATCTCTCATTCCTTTAAAGATGGTTCCATAAACCATAATTGTTGAAAACCCGTAGGCTAAAATCATAAATAATACTAACTGTGTCATATTCTATTTGTTAAGTTTGAATTCTTCAGGTAGAAAGCATAAGAAGTTTTTGTCATATCTTCAAGCTCATTCACCTTTCTTGTTAATTCTTTTATTGTGTTATTTTTATCACTTAATTGTCTGTTTAGTTCAAAAAGGGTTTCCTGTAGTTTACCACATTCTACTTCCTTTTTATCTTCCAATTTACCTTTAAGAATGTAAATTTCATTTTGTAGTTCTTCAATCTTTGAGTTATCCTCAACAACAACTTCCTTTTCAAATTCTCTGTCAATTACATCAGGTAAGTTCCCTTGGTTAAGTAATCCATATTTTTCAATATAGTATCCTTTACGGAAACATAATTTAACAAAACCATTAGGGTCGGTTATTTCATTAATCTTACAGAACGAGTTAAAATCCTCAACATCCTGTTTAGATAACTCAATAGTTAACGAATTTTTCTGTTCCATTTTCAATATCTTCGTATGAGTTTATTCTAAATGATATGAAAGGTTTTGGGTTGAATAAATCAACTGTCGTGTATTCATCCTTTTCAACATCGTAAATTCCATATCCGTGTTTGGTTACCGTTTCACCATAGTTCTGTCCAATGGTTGAACCAATCATATAAGCCTTCTTACCACCAGGTATATCAAAGATTTGTCTCTTGTGAATATCACCACATAATACCAAGTCACATCCATCAAACTTTGATGTTTCAAACCCATCCTCAAACTTAAATCCTAAGTTGGTTGTAAGTCCCTGAACTGGCCCGTGAAATAATCCAATCTTAACTCTATCAGTTTTTTCAATTGTAGGTGGGATGTTATGGTCCATAAGTGAATACACACACCAATCAATGTTATCATCCTGATACACACCTCTGTTCTTGTAGTAAACCACCATATCATTTTTAAGTGAATCAACCACAGGTGTTAGAGCGTCCAATCGTTCCATATTGTTTTCAAGGAAGTCGTGGTTACCAGGTATTAAGATTGTTTTAGCAATCTTTGAACACTCGGTCAATACCCACGCGATGAACTCAACAAGTTCAGGTGTCATTTGGTTCTTACTATGAACCAAGTCACCAGTGAATACAATTCTATCAGGAGCAATATCTTTCCATTGTTTAAACGCCTCTTCTAAAATTGACTTATACAATTGGTGGTCTTTGAACAACCTAATGTGTAAATCAGAAAAATGAACTAATTTTTTTATCATAGTTCTAATTTCGGAGATTCAATATGAAATGGGTTTAACTCTTCATTTACATTACCACAAGCTAAACAAGCGTATGTTGGAAATGGTACAACGGTATCATCAGGTGAGCCAGTTAGTAACTTTGGTACACGTTTTAGGTAAGTGACTTCTTTAAACTCGTTATGACCACATTTGTCACAAACGATGAAATCCATTTCTCGTAAATTAATTCTTGGTTTTTCTAGTTCCATATTATTCTTCTATAAACATTATTGTATTATTAATCGGTACTCTAAGTACTGGTTTAGATTTCTCATCAATTTTAATCATTACTTCGTAGTAACCTTCCCTTACTTGTACGGTTGACACATTAAGATAGTTATTACTCGTTTGATTTCCAAAATCAACAAACGCTGTTTTGTCTGTTGTGTTAAATGTTAGTTTTATCATAGTTGTTAAATATATAACTTTTTAGTGGGATTGTCAATTCAGATAGTCCTTTACATTCATAGTCATCACAGTATCTATCACATCTTGTGGTACTCTAAACTCTTTGAACTCTGAATCCTCTTGCAATAATACGACAATACATCCATATAATTTCATGTTTTCGTATTTTGTTCCTTCCAACATTTTTAAGATTAACTTACCGTATAAAGGTAGTTGAACATAATAGTGCCCAAGAGCCGTATTTGGTAGGTTTTGGAATGGTTTATACATAGGTTTTGTAAAGTTATTACTTTCAAAGTTTTTAGGTTTGTTTGTCTTCCAGTCAGTTATCAATAACCCAAACCCGTCTTTCTTCTTATTTATCACTAACCAAACCTTATCGGGTTGTCCTGTATATCCTAATTCAGGATGACCCAAAACAATCTCCGTATCCAACAAAACAACTTCACGTTCTTTCATTAGTTTTAGAAATTTGGAACCTGCAGTAATCATACTATCACCCTTTAGAATCTGTGTAACATCACAATCAAAAATTGGTTGACGAACTTCTTTATAACTTCCACTACTTTCAATCAACTTCTTCTCCAAAAAGAAGTGAACCCTACTACCCATATTGGTAGAATAATCACCAGCGGCCGCCCATTCCTCAATCAGTTGTTGTTTAATTACAGGGTCACCTTTTGATTTCTTTTCCGCAGCTTCGTCAGTTGGGAACTCAGGGTAGAACTTCTTTAACACCTTTGATACTGATGGGAAATTGTTTTTAACAACACCATCAACATCTTTCATAAAATACGTGTGGGTATCCTCAATAAAGGTTAACTCCAACTCTTTTCTTTTGTTCTCTAAAATTTCTCGTAATTCTAAAGCAATTTCTTTTAATTCCATTTTAATAACTCATTTCATAAAAATAATCATCTATCTTACCTTTCAAATCTGCAATGTCAGAATCTTTTGGTAATTTTAGAATCTTCACTCTCCCTCTTAACTTCCCTCCATTTAGTTGGTTATAAAGTTTTTGAGCGTCTTTCCAAGCATCAGCGTCCAAACATATAATAACATCGGACTTAGCTTTGGTATATATTGTTTCAAATAATAAATCGGATAGCACCTTACCTAATAGAACAACAGGGTTAGGTGTAAAGTACCCATCTATGGCGCCTTCACAGATATAAATAGGTTTCTCCCAATCAATTAGTTTCTCATTGAATATAATTGTTTCCTTTGGGTATTCAGGGTTTTTATATTTGTTCTTTGTCTTAAACCAAGCTCTTGAAATAAAGTAATTAATCTCTCCGTCTAATCCATATGACGGCATAATAATTCGTCCACCATATTCACCTTCAGTTGCAAAACCAATGTTAAACTTTTCAATCATCTCATCAGTAATACCACGTGTCTTAATATATTTTAAAACTTCTCTATGTGGAATATGAAGTGGGTTAGCATCCTTAATAGAAATAAACTCTTTTGGTAACTTTAACTTTTTTAATTCAACATGTTTTGATTTGTGTTCTTCAGGTTTAAATAAATCGTAAGTTTTCTTTTGATTTTTTGTCCCAAATAAATCAATTAGTTTACCTAAAACACCATGTGTCCCGTTGAACTCAGAACAAGCCCAACATTTATAAACGTGTTCATTAATATTAATCTCAAGATTCCCCTTGTTTTTTCCATCATCACAATAAGGACAATTTACAGAAATCTGACCCTTTGAAGCATAATAATGTTTCTCTTTACCAAATAAGTCCCTTATAATTTCAAGTAAAATTTCGTCTTCGTCCATTTTCTTAATAATAAGATAAAAACTTATTGTTGTCAAACTTCACAAAGTTTTAAACCCTTTTATATTTATATCATATGCCAACAACAATTACACTAAGTAACGTTATTTCAGGAGCATCCCCCTTTGATGTTTATATATGTCTTTCAGGTGGTTCTCCTTGTTATTATATTACAAGTATTGATAGCGGCGATTTACCTTATGATTTTACAGTTCCTTCTCCAATAGAAAAATTTACTTACTATTGTATGAAGGTCGTTGATTCAGATGGGTGTATAATAACAGGTTGCACAAGTATATAAAAAATTGGCATTAAGTTGGTATTCATTTTCGGGTTGTTGTAGTGGAACTACGTTCCAAATTCAATCAACGTATTCTGCTGGAACGTTCACTTCCGGTTATTCGTATTATTTGGTAACAGATTTTTACACAGGTTGTTCACAATATATAACAACAGGTTTTGTAACAGGAACACCAATATACAATATTATATCTTTAGATGTAAAATCATATTCATCTTGTACCGCATGTACCACAGTTAATCCTTGTGTCCCCGGTCCAACACCAACACCTACATCAACACCAGCGCCAAGCCCCACTCCAACAAAAACTCCAACACCTACTCCTACGGTAACAAAAACCCCAACTAATACTCCAACACAAACTAAAACCCCAACACCAACCAAAACATCAACTAGTACTCCAACACCATCAGTAACCGCAACTATAACACCAACTCCAAGTATAACACCAACTAATACACCTACAGTAACAAAAACACCAACTAACACCCCAACACCAAGTATTACTCCAACACATACACCAACAAGAACGGTTACCCCAACACCAAGTGTTACACCAACAATAACACCAACAGCAACTGTAACAAGTTCACCAACACCAACTTTATCAATAACGCCAACAACAACTCCAACACCAACAGTTACTAAAACACCTTTACCAACTTTTTGTGAAACACCAACACCAACATTATCAACAACTCCAACATCAACCCCAACACCATCACCTGTATATACCGCATGTCCACAATCGAGTTATTGTGTATTCACAAATTTGAGTGGTTATACAAATTATGATGGCACTTATTACAACTATGATGTGTTTAATGGTAAAAATGTATTTTATAAACCAGATAATACAAATCCTTATTACATATACTACAACACAGGTGAAACAAGATGGTGTCTATCAACTTGTGTAAACGGTGAATGTAAACTATTTGGGCCAACAGGTAGTAATACCGTTTGCCCTGATTTAGATGTAACCTATTTTGGGTCGTCATGTCCAACACCTACCCCATCAAATACCGACGCTTGTAACACTTTTGATTTTACAGCAGTATTTGATTGTAACGTAACTTCAGGAGCAACTCCGACACCAACACCAACGTTAACACCAACTAACACACCAACAACAACACCTACACCAACTCCTTTATGTAATGGTAAATCATTATCGTTTAGTGGTGTAAACTACAATTATCCAGGTCCTTCACCAACACCAAGTGTAACACCGACAAATGCAGTTAAAGGTGTTGTTGTAAGTGGTTCGGTAATATACGATACGTTTTCATCTAAATTTACAAGTTTATATTCAAAGTTACTTTTAGATTGTAACTCATCTAACAAATACGTTGTCGGTGAAACAATACCTTTTAATACAGGTTCTACATTTAGCGCAATAATTGATTTTAAATCTGTTTGTGTAACTTACGATTCTGATATTTTAGGTTCCCCTACTAATATTCTTCAATCTATTGAAAGTGGTAATTTATTTGATTGTGAGTTTTGTTCTCCAATTCCAACCGCAACACCAACACCAACTGTAACACCAACACCAACTGCCACTCAATCATGTCCAAACATAATACAAACAATATCAGTGGGAACAGGTCCATTCTTTATAGTATTTGACGAAGTTAATGAATACATGTATGTAATTAACGAAACAAGTAATAATGTTTCAGTAATCGATATTAATGATTACTCTATTGTATCAACAATTTCTGTTGGTAATCAACCTAGAGGTGGGGTATTAAGTAATGATAGTAAATTACTATACGTTACTAATTTCGCAGATAATACAATATCAGTTATAAATCCTCTTACACTTACCGTTCTATCAACAATACCTGTTGGTAATGGCCCTTATGGTTTAACATATGATACAGTTAATGAGGTATTATATGTTGCTGAATATAACGCAGGAACTGTGAGTTCAATACCTGTTAGTACAATTGTTAACACTTACACTACCGGTACTAGACCAATTCAACCAGGATTTAATGAAAATAATTTACAAGTATACGTTCCAAATAGTTTAAGTAATACCGTCGTATCTATTGATACAATAAAAGGTATTACCGCATCAACTATAACAATGCCTTCAGGTTCTTTACCAAGATATTGTTTATATGTTCCAACAAATAATACGGTATACACAGTATTAAATGGTACTAACCAAGTAATAACAATTAATCCAGTAACAAATACAACAGGAACAACTATTACAGTTGGTATTGGTACAAATCCTCAAAGTATGGCATTTGATGTTAATAGTAATAGATTATATGTCACTAATTTAGTAACTGATAATGTATCAGTAATCGATATTAACACTAATGAAGTCGTTAAAACAATCACTGTTGGTGACGGTCCAAGAGGTATTGCTTATGACGCTAAATACGATAGAATTTACGTTGAAAATAGTATATCAAATACTGTATCAGTATTATGTACATAACAAAAAAGGTGTCGAATGACACCTTAAATTTTAAATAAAAATCTTATTATTTTTTAGCGTTTAGATAACTTAATACAACAGTATAAGCATCTGTCATATCAAAATTCTCTTTCTTTAAAGTATTGTTTCTTGTATATAACCAATTAATTTGTGGTTCTCTTTTCGCAACAAGTTCCCATATAATCATCTTCTTATCACAATCTTTTGGGTAACCACCAAATAAAACAAACTTACCTTTTTCGTTTTTTCTAACTAATTCAGGCCAAGCCTCTTTTCTTGAATTATACGTTGAGATATATTCAGGGACAATACCTAACACATCATATACCTCTTTACTAATCAATGTATTATATCGTAATAAAGTACCAATGGTATAAGCATTATTACTATTTAATAAAGGTTCTTCAATTACACATCTAACAACACCAACACCTTTATATTCCTCAAGCTTCTTTCTGAATGTTGCAGACTTAAGAAGTAGTTCCTCCATCTTATTATCGGGTTGAGGTTTCGGTTGTGGTGAAACATGTGTCAACTCTAATAAATCTCTTGAAGATAAATCAAATAACGCAACACCAATAGTTTTAGTTGAAACGTCTAAACCCAAAATCTTAGGAGAATTTTTTATACTTTTTGCCATATCTAATATTAGTTATTAGATTTAATATTAAAGTAATTAACTTAATTGTAAATAATTTAGAAATCTAACTTAACAACTGCTTGTTGTATACCTTGTCTAACTTGAGGTGATTGGAATTTAGATAATACAAGTAAGTTTTTGTTAGCGTCATATAATCCTATTTCAGACATATAAGGTGTAACACCTTGTGTCCAAGTAGGATTTGATGAATTTACAAATTGAGCGTTTGGTAAATTTATAAGATATCTCATTTCGTAAATTGTTGCCTGAATATCAGTATTAACATTTCCGTAGAAGAAATATTCATCACCAAAATATAATGTTGACGAACTACCACTAATAGTTGGTAATTCTAATTGATTACCTAAATTATATGTTGCCCCATTAGCATAAGTTGTAGGTGTAATTGTAAATGTTGTTGCCGTAAGACCTGATGGATTGATATAACCACCTGATAATGCGGTAGAATAGTTCATTCTAACCCAATTGTTTGGATTAGGTCTATTCTGAGATGTTGTTCCTGTTTGTGCTAAAATGTAAAAGTCAGTTGCAGAAAATCCTTGTGTTGTACCTGTTGTCATACATTTAAATTCGTTTCCAAATTTAACTGTTACGTTTTGTTCAGTTAGACCACATCCAGTAACAGGCCCAATTATCTTTTGATAATAGTTACAATGCATCCCTGTCCAAGGACTATCAAAACCATATGTTACCCATACACATTGATTATCATTGTCAAGTAATCCATCAGTTGATGTATCGTTACAAAGTCCAGGTGCACTATATCCAAGTTTTGGTGCAGGTAGTGTATAGTTTCTATTTGCAACATAAGTCATTGCCGCAATAATTTCCTCATCATCAAAAACAATTACCTTATCATCAGGAAATACTTTACCAACTCTACTTGGTCTTCCATCAGGATTTGGGTGAGTATCATATAAATGAAAATACCTAATACCCGGATTATTCATATCAAGATTTTCATTTGATTGAATATAATAAGGTGTTAATAAATCATATCCATCAAACCCTGGAGGGTCAATCCAAAATGTTTCTCCACTACAACAACTTATTGGATTTTTATGCCACATTAACCAAGGTAGGTTAATTGTAAAATTCCTTGCTTGTCCTGTTGCACCAGGATTTGTTGTATCATATGCCTCACAAGCAAATTTCTCACCATAAAAATTAATTATTGTATTGTTTGTATAGTGAACAATTGAAATTGCTTTTTGTTCTTCAGGGGTTACTAATATTTGTTCACCGTATGAATTATAATATGTAACACCTGATGTATCTGTTTGTCCACTTGAAGACATATACCCGTAATATTCTTTGGTACTAATATAATCTTTGGAACCAAATTCACCATATTGACTATATAATGTGGAAATTAATCCCGCAGGACTTTCAGACCACGGAATATTCATATTCCAAATTTTAACTAACCCATCTTCAGGTGTACAAACTGATTCATAATTAATAACACTATCACTCCAATAATTCATAGGTGTCGGTAAATCATAACCTGTCATACCTGATGGGTAGAAAAATAATCTAGCTTGACCAGTATTACCTGATAAATTAGGTAATAATCTATCAACAACAAGTTGTGTTGTTCCTGAATTCCAACTCTGAACTTGGTAGGTTAATACAGGATAACAAGAATCAATACATCCACATGAACTTCCACCACTCATAAAAATAGTTACAAGAGTTCCCGCAGAAATAGTTGTTGCTGATACAGAATCAGGACAAGGATTAGAAATAAGTGTTAAAACTGAAGTGTTACCAGTTAATCCTGATAAGTTTACAACATATTCTGAATTATAGGTATATGCACTTGTATGATAAGGACTAAAACAAGTAGATGCCGTACTCGCGGTTACAAAGAAACCGTTAGGTGATGCAGTATTAAATACTGACTCATCCGAAGATGCCATAAATGGAATACCATAAGTTAGTCCTGAAGAACCTTGTAAATAAAAAGGATATTTTACATCATTTTTAGTTGAGTTAGGAACCCCTGTAGAATTTTGAGCATTATATGACGGTTCAAGTATTTGAAAATTAGTTATATCATAATTTGTAATTGCATTATAATTAACCTCACTATCTCCGATTTGAAAATAAGAAACATTAAAATTACCTTCAGAAATTTTTTTACGTCCAGTATCCGTTAATCTTGTAATTAATAATCCTTGATTTTCTTTTATAATATATCCCATTGTTTATAATTATCTTTGTTTCATTTTTATTGTGTGTTTTCTTCCGGTGGTGAAGGAGCACTTGGATTACAAATAAGTGACGTATTAGTTAGTGTAATTGGAATTGGTGGTGATGTTTTATTATACCTCATATGAACAGTAGATGTTCCAATAGTATAAGTAGGAGGTATGGTTATACAACACTGAGCCCCACTAGGAGTGATTGAATACATTTGAACTGTTACAATACCTCGTACATCTTTATTACTACAAAGACCGGATGGATTATTAAATACCCATGCAAAACCACAATTATTTATTTGAATTGTTGACCCAAAAACATTTAGTGTATAATTTGTTGACTCGTAAACTTTAGTATAAATTACATATGGTGGACAATTACCAACCGCAGGTTGTGTTGTTGATTGGTCAATAATTAAGTTCCAAGTACCCGATGGTAATAATGGCGATATCCCAATACTTGCCGTGGCACCAGAGTAAAAATATTGATAAGTAATTCTAACTTTACCAATTAGTTGACACGATGAAGGTATATTAGATATTACAGTTTTAAAATTCCATTTTTGATTACCACCTGTATTCAAATTAACAAGAGCCCCAGCAGAAAATGCACAATTTGAATACGTGATAGTTGAAGGTGTTGTTGATGTAATATTAAATGAAACAATATCACTTAAATTACCATCACCGTCTATTACTTGAGCTGTGTGTCCCCCACTACATAATCCAAAAAATACAGGTGAGTTTTGTTCAACATCATCAACAAAATAAATATATGGCCCACCAAATGATGAACTAGGTATTAAAGTTACACCACCTTGACACTGTGTTGAATTATCACAATAATTTTCAACTTGTACAGTTAATGTAGGTGTTATTGCCGAGCAAACACCTGAAGTCACAATAATTGATGATATACTTGGCCCAGGTGTAAATGTACCTGAACCGTACCAACCACTATCTTGTGGTTTAATCGCAAAAGGATTTTGAATAGTAAATGAAGAAGTTTGTTCTTGTTGACACTGTGTTGGTATTGGTAATGGAGCATTATGGTTTTCAACTGAACTTACCCAACTTGTATCCCAAAATAAACTCATTCCTGTAACAGAAATCTCAGAAGGATTATCAAGAGTATATAACGGTCTTAAATTGTAGGTTGATGCACTTGTAAAATTCAAATAAAACTCAACACCACAATAATCAAAATTCATACATAATTTATCAGGATAAATTATCTCAGCAGGATTCTCAACCAAACAAGATGTTGTTGCAGTTTGTGAATAAATTCCAATACCACTATCAACAACAGTTATGTTGTATGTTCCAGCACTTAAATTAGTAAGTGGTAATGTTATAGAAGAACCTGAGTAATAGTAATTATATGGTGGTGTTCCACCTGTAACATACAATGTTAAACTACCATCATTAAATCCATTAATAGTAGGATTTGTAACCTGACACTCAGCATAAATGTTATCAGGTAACTCAGGAATAACACAATCAATAGTTTGTACATTATCACCATAATAGTCCGCAACTATTGTTGAGTATGTACCAGGTATAACATCATTATAAAGTAAATATGTATTATTTGTTGGCTCTATAGCTTGACCAATTTGAGTTTCAGTTCCCGCACTATAAAAACTATATGGTGGTGTACCACCTGTAACAAATAAACTAACTGAACCAGTTGTTGACCCGTCTAATGTTGGGAACACACTATCACATTCAACATAGAATGGAAAAATTGTTTTAACAGTACATTCATTTACTGTTGTAAAAATACCTGTACTCTGACTACCAAAATCAATTGTAATACCTGTTGGACAAGGATTTAATAAAATACAATTAGCACAAGATGTCTGTGCAGTCATACCAACTAAATCATAAATCAAAGGTTCATAAAATAATTCAGGTAATTCAACGTATGTTCCACATAACGTATCACCTTGTGTTGTTTCAATATAATAAATTTCATATTCTGAAACAGAACCAGGTATACCATTTACATAGAAATAGTCCTCAATATCACAACAATTTTGAAATCCAAAAGCCATTACTTATAAATAACAAAAAAACTGTTTTTATCCACACTTAATTTATTTAACATGAAAGTATTTGAGTTGTTTCACAAGAATTACCATCAATAACTTTACAAAACACTGTTGTTGACCCTGTAAGAGATATAGGTAAATTAACAATAACAGGCCAATAAACAGGGTCATATTCCGTTTGAACCAAAGAACAATTATTACCCGCGAAATCACATAAATAAATTTGAAAGGGAGGTGTTCCATTAATATTGGATATTTCAACGTATGTCATATTATATAATTACCAACAAGTTACAATTACTAATCCATTTCCACCTCTCCCACCTGTTCCACCTGTGGTTCCAGCACCTCCACCACCTCCACCACTACCAGGTCCTCCATCACCACCATTACCACCAGCAACGTTTGCCGAACCTCCTCCTGTACCACCAAGAGATACAAAAGGTTTCCACATAAACATACCGTCAATACCTCTACCACCATCTGCTGCACCACCTGCGACATTTTGAACAAACCCTGCACCTGTAATAGAACCTCCAGCTGAGGTCACGTTACCTGCGGTACGACCCGCACCTCCACATCCCGAACCAAGTGGGACTACCCCTGTCCCGTATGTGTTTACAGTAGGAACACCAGTTGCACTACCCGCAATACCATTAATACCCGCCCTTGCAACAAATTCACCTAAGGATGTCATGGCAGCTATGTTAGCCGCTGTGCCAGTACCCCCATTACCTCCTGTACCACCCGCACCTACAGTTCCAGGGTTTCCACCTGAACCACCGTTAAGACTAATTAGTAGATACGTTTGTGCGTTTCCAACACCTCCAACATTTGTTGCAATTGAAGTTGAACCTCCGTTAGAACCAACAGTATTTGCAGCACCTCCAGCCCCACCAGCGCCAACAGTAACTATTAAATTATCAGTTAAAAATATCCTTGGAATAATAATACGGTTAATCGCACCTGAACCTCCACCTCCACCACCACCAGCAGCTCCAGTTGCATCTGTAAAACCTCCACCACCACCACCGCCTGGACTTATTAAAACAACATGTACCATAGAAACACCGTTAGGTAATGCACAATTATGAACACCCGCACTACTGAAGATTTGTACTTTATGACCAATATTTGTTAAATTATATGCAAAATCCATAGTTATATTTTTACCAACACTGTATTATTACCAAACCATCACCACCTCTTCCACCAACACCTCCAACACCTGTGGGTGAAGTACCTGCACCACCTCCTCCACCACCACATCCAATATTACCATTACCACCAGCACCACCTGAAACAGGAGTTGTTCCTCCACCACCACCTCCACTTCCTCCGACAGAATAAAATGGTGTTAATGAAAATACACCAGGTGTCCCATCAGATGTTATAGTATTTCCAATACCGCCAGGATTTGTTGGTACAAAACCACCACCTGTCAAATTACCACCGTTTGTTGCCGTAGTCGCACCTGCTGCCATACCCCCTCCACCAGCACCTGATGTGAATGGTAACCCAATAGTCGCACCATAAGTAACTGAAGTGCCATTTGTAGTTGTTCCGTTACCACCACCTTGACCTCCAAGAGCAAACCATTGTCCTAATGTTGAATATAAAGCTTGAGCAACGTTAGCCGCGGTCGCACCAACTCCCCCTGTCGCACCAACACCACCTGTTCCCCCTGAAGCAACAACAACAAAAGTAGATACACCATTATTACGTGGAACTGGCATATCAACAGACGTGTTACCTCCCACACTACCTGAACCTGCACCTGAGGCTCCACCTGCCCCTCCTAAACCAATATTTATTATAAGTGAATCTGTTACAAACATTTCAGGAATTATTACTCTTGTAATCGCACCTGAACCTCCACCTCCACCACCTGACCTTGCGTTAGCGGATGTGTTTGTCGCACCACCAGCACCACCACCTCCAGCACCAATTGCCGTGATAGATAACATAGTTATACCAGGTGGTTTTATCCAACTACCCGACTGATAAAACACACTCGTTTTATACGTTGTATCCGCTAAATTATATAAAAAACTCATATTATATACTTATTACCAACATGTAATTATTACCATACCAGGTCCACCATTTCCACCTGTTCCACCTGTGGTTCCAGCACCTCCACCTCCACCTCCACTTCCAATCTCACCCTTACCACCAGAACCTCCAGTACCACCAGCAACAGAACCACCACCAGCTCCACCAACACTATAAAAACCTTTTAATCTAGAAGTTCCGCTACCACCATTTTGAGCACCTCCAGCACCTCCACCTGTACCACCCACAGATGAAGGCATAAATAAAACACCTGAAACATTACCACCATTAAAATTTCCGTTAGCTGCACTTTTTCCACCTCCAGCGGCTCCTCCTGATACAGTTGTACTATTACCGTTAATTGTCACACTACCACCTATTGCCGCGTTAGCACCTGCGGCACCCGCCTGACCTGCGATAGATAAAAAAGTCCCTAATGCTTGATAAACAGCGTTAGTCTGTGCACCAATAGCCCCTGCACCACCTCCAGCCGAAGCACCTCCCGCAACACCTACGTTACCACCTTGACCACCATTAGCCTGTATTACTCTTGTTGCCGCAACGTCACTACCTCTAGCACAATCAACAAAAGTATTACCCGCAGTTGCTCCTCCACTACCTCCAGAGCCACCAATACCACCCGCAGCGACAGTTATTTCTAAACTGTCGGTTAAAAAAATCGCAGGAATAGTAAGTCTTGTTATAGCCCCCGAGCCACCACCTGAACCACCAGACGCAGCGGTACTAACAGATGAGTTACCTGAACCACCTCCACCACCAGCACCAATTGCCGTGATGTGTATCATGGTAATACCTCTTGGTTTAATCCAATAAAAAACGCTTGAAGCGGTATTATTACCAATAGGTCCAATAAAGACTTGGTCTTTATATTGATTATCCGCTAAATGATAATAATCTATCATAATACATTACGCCCATGATGGTGTTACTTTACGTGGTGGCGAATATTTAAATCTATATCCATACGGACCTTCTATAACTAAAGTGTTACCACTTAAATCAGTTAATCTAAGTAACTCGGTACCTTCATTATTTAACTCTTGGTATCCTTCACTTACAGGACTACCGTATTCAAAAACAATTTCATAGTATATCATTAGTAATCTCCTCCTATAACTGTAGCTTGTATTCCCGCAACAACTGCTGTACCTATGGTACAATACATAATATATCCGGCAGGTAATGCAAAGTTTAATGGTAATTCATAGTTTGTTGACGCACTAGTTTGAGACGCAGTATTTGCAGCAATTGTGATTTCATCCCAAATTGTGCTGTTATTGGGAGTTGCCAAAGCGCCTCCATTATTTATAAAAACCCTAGCCATTGTAGCGGCATTATTCGTGTTAGTGGACTGATGTCTAAATCTTATCTTTTGAACATAACTTCCGTTAGTATTCGCACTAAAAACCATATATGAAGTTCCCGCAGACAAGTTACCTGTATTGGCAACCGTCATATTAGTCGTCCACATAATCTCAGGTGTTAGTGTAAAAATTGGAGCTGTATTTGCTGGCATATTATTATATTAGTTTAATTTCTTTTATTATAAATATTATATATAGTTAAAATTGTTTGCAGTTGTATAAACAAGTCCTAAAGTGAACGAACCACCCGCCGCTCCATCAACACCACTTGTTCCTGATGAACCTGAACCAGAACTTCCTGATGAACCACTTGAACCAGAACCTGATGTTCCTGATGAACCAGCAGTACCTGAAGAACCACTTGAACCAGAACCTGATGTCCCAGATGAACCCGCGGTACCTGAAGAACCACTTGAGCCAGAACCTGAAGTCCCCGATGAACCCGCAGTACCTGAAGAACCACTTGAACCAGAACCTGATGTTCCTGATGAACCAGCAGTACCTGAACTACCTGATGAACCCGAACTACCTGAAGTACCTGATGTTCCAGATGAACCGCTAGTACCACTACTTCCATTTGACCCTGAAGTTCCCGATGAACCTGAAGTACCTGATGACCCTGAAGTTCCCGATGAACCACTAGTTCCTCTTGAACCCGTACTACCCGATGAACCAGAGCTTCCTGATGACCCACTTGAACCCGAACCAGATGTTCCTGAAGAACCTGAACCTGATGACCCACTTGAACCAGATGTTCCACTAATACCATCTAGACCACTTGTTCCTGAAGAACCTGAACCTGAACTTCCTGATGACCCAGCACTTCCTGATGTTCCCGAAGAACCGCTAGTTCCTGATGAACCTGAACCAGAACTTCCCGATGACCCAGCGCTTCCTGATGTTCCTGAAGAACCACTTGTTCCACTACTTCCTGTGATACCCGACGAACCAGAACTACCTGATGAGCCAGCACTTCCTGATGTTCCTGAAGAACCACTTGTTCCACTTGAACCAGAACTACCCGATGACCCAGCGCTTCCTGAAGTTCCACTTGTACCGCTAGAACCTGAAGTTCCCGATGAACCACTGGTACCTCTTGACCCTGTACTTCCTGAAGAACCTGAACTTCCACTTGAGCCTGATGAACCTGATGTTCCCGAAGAGCCGCTAGACCCACTTGAACCTGATGAACCTGACGAGCCACTCGAACCAGATGTTCCTGATGAACCGCTAGTCCCCGAAGAACCTGAACCTGAACTTCCTGATGACCCAGCACTTCCACTTGAGCCAGAGGTACCCGAAGAACCTGACGTTCCGCTACTACCTGTAATACCCGATGAACCAGAACTTCCTGATGAACCACTACTACCTGATGTTCCTGAACTACCACTAGTTCCACTACTTCCTGTAATACCTGAAGAACCTGAACTACCACTACTTCCTGATGAACCACTAGTTCCACTACTTCCTGTAATACCTGAAGAACCACTACTTCCTGATGAACCACTAGTTCCTGATGAGCCAGACGTTCCCGAAGAACCAGTATTTCCACTAGAACCTGAAGAACCACTTGTACCCGATGAACCCGATGTTCCACTAGAACCCGATGAACCACTTGAACCAGTGCTACCTGAAGAACCGCTAGTTCCTGATGTACCTGATGAACCTGAAGTTCCTCTTGAACCTGTACTTCCTGAAGAACCAGAACTTCCGCTTGAACCTGATGACCCACTTGAACCTGAAGTTCCTGATGAACCACTAGTTCCTGATGAGCCAGCACTTCCTGATGACCCTGAACTTCCTGAAGAACCTGAAGTCCCTGAACTACCACTAGTTCCACTACTTCCTGTTAAGCCTGAAGACCCACTACTTCCTGAAGAACCACTTGTTCCTGATGAACCTGATGTACCAGAACTACCTGTATTACCTGAACTCCCACTTGAACCTGAACTTCCTGAAGAGCCTGAAGTTCCAGAACTACCACTTGTACCCGAAGAACCTGTATTACCCGAACTTCCACTTGAACCAGCACTACCTGATGAACCGCTAGTTCCAGAAGAACCTGATGTGCCAGAACTTCCAGTAATACCTGATGAACCTGAACTACCACTTGAACCTGAGCTCCCTGAAGTTCCAGAACTTCCACTAGTACCCGATGAACCTGTATTTCCACTTGAACCTGAACTACCCGCACTTCCACTTGAACCCGATGTTCCTGAACTTCCACTTGTTCCTGATGAACCTGTATTACCCGAACTTCCGCTACTTCCTGAAGAACCACTTGACCCTGAAGTACCCGAAGAACCAGATGTTCCTGAACTTCCACTTGAACCAGAAGAACCGCTAGTCCCTGATGTACCTGAAGAACCACTTGTTCCTCTTGAGCCCGTACTACCTGATGACCCTGAGCTTCCACTTGAACCTGAGCTTCCTGAAGTTCCAGAAGAACCACTTGTTCCACTACTTCCAGTATTACCTGACGAACCTGACGACCCACTTGAGCCAGAAGAACCTGAAGTTCCAGAAGAACCACTTGTTCCACTTGAGCCAGCACTTCCGCTAGACCCCGAACTACCTGAAGAGCCAGAAGAACCTGATGTTCCACTTGACCCAGAAGTTCCTGATGAACCACTATTACCCGAAGAACCTGAGCTTCCACTTGAACCAGAAGAACCTGATGTTCCTGAAGAACCTCCAGTACCACTTGAGCCAGTACTTCCACTACTACCTGATGAACCCGAACTTCCTGATGTACCTGAACTACCACTAGTCCCTGAAGAACCTGTATTTCCACTTGAACCCGAACTACCCGAAGAACCCGATGAACCTGTACTACCTGAACTTCCACTTGAGCCTGAAGACCCTGATGTTCCACTACTACCCGATGTACCTGAGCTTCCACTAGACCCTGACGAACCACTTGAGCCAGAAGAACCTGATGTTCCAGAACTTCCACTAGTACCGGATGAGCCAGTGTTTCCGCTTGAACCTGAACTACCCGAGCTTCCTGAAGAACCACTTGTACCTACTGAACCTGAAGTACCAGCACTACCGCTAGAACCACTACTTCCACTTGAACCTGATGAACCTGAGCTTCCACTAGAACCAGAACTACCTGATGTACCAGAACTTCCGTTAGAACCTGATGTACCTGAACTTCCTGATGTTCCTGATGAACCACTAGTTCCTCTTGAACCCGTACTACCTGATGAACCTGAACTTCCAGTTGACCCTGACGAACCACTTGAACCAGAACTACCAGATGTTCCTGACGAACCACTAGTACCCGATGAACCTGTATTTCCACTTGACCCTGAACTACCACTTGAACCAGAAGAACCTGATGTACCAGAACTACCATTAGAACCTGAAGTTCCAGATGAACCTGATGAACCTGAACTACCGCTTGAGCCAGCACTTCCCGATGTTCCTGAACTACCGTTAGAACCTGATGTTCCACTTGAACCACTACTACCTGATGAACCTGTGCTACCACTTGAACCAGATGAACCACTTGTTCCAACACTTCCGCTAGACCCTGAACTACCCGAACTTCCTGATGAACCACTTGTACCTGATGACCCAGAAGTTCCTGACGAGCCAGATGAACCTGATGAACCAGCACTTCCCGAAGAGCCACTTGTCCCTACTGAACCCGATGTTCCGCTTGACCCTGTAATACCTGATGAACCCGAACTACCTGAAGACCCACTTGAACCTGATGTTCCTGAACTTCCACTAACACCTGATGAGCCTGAACTTCCACTAGAACCTGATGACCCTGAAGTTCCTGTTGAGCCAGATGTTCCTGAACTACCACTAGAACCAGATGACCCTGAGCTTCCTGATGACCCACTTGTTCCCACACTACCACTAGTTCCTGAAGAACCCGTACTACCACTTGAGCCAGAAGAACCTGAACTTCCTGAAGTACCTGTTGAGCCAGATGTTCCTGAACTACCACTCGTACCTCTTGAACCTGTACTACCTGAACTTCCGCTTGAACCTGATGAACCGCTACTACCTGATGAACCACTTGTTCCAGAAGAACCTGATGTACCAGAACTTCCGCTTGAGCCAGATGAACCAGCACTACCACTTGAGCCAGATGTCCCTGATGAACCACTCGTTCCACTTGAGCCAGTATTACCTGACGAACCAGAACTACCCGAACTTCCGCTAGAACCACTTGTACCCGATGTTCCTGAAGAACCACTAACACCTGATGACCCCGAACTCCCACTACTTCCACTTGAGCCAGAGCTTCCTGATGTACCACTTGAACCTGATGTTCCTGAAGACCCTGTACTACCACTTGAACCAGAAGAACCTGAACTACCCGATGTTCCAGCACTACCACTACTACCACTTGAACCTGATGTTCCAGCAGACCCCGATGTACCAAAACCTGATGACCCCGAACTTCCTCCCGAACCTGAGCTTCCACTAGAACCTGAAGTTCCTGAACTACCGCTAGTACCTGAAGAACCTGATGTTCCACTAGAACCAGATGAACCACTACTACCTGAAGAGCCAGATGAACCAGCACTTCCAGATGTACCAGAAGACCCTGAACTACCGCTAGAGCCTGAGGTACCACTTGTACCTACTGAACCTGATGTACCAGAACTTCCAGATGTCCCTGAAGTACCTCTCGACCCTGTTGAGCCTGAACTACCTGAAGACCCTGAACTTCCAGATGAACCTGATGTTCCGCTACTACCTGAAGTACCGGCAGAACCTGAACTTCCTGAACTACCATTAGAACCTGATGTTCCACTAGAACCTGCACTTCCCGAACTTCCACTTGAACCTGATGTTCCTGCAGAACCCGATGCACCACCTGTTCTATAATAAGTTTTACCTGTATTATCTACAACAACAAATTTTGTTTGATTATCATCTTGAGTAATTTGAGCAATTGTTAATTCATTTGTTGTTGTTGCCGATGCAGTTATTTGATTAACATTAAATAAATCATTCCCTCCTAATCCTAAATCACCTGTCATTTGTCTTCCACCATCAACTAAAAGATATTGTTGGTGGTCATCAGCAGTTAAACCTAACAAATTACCGTGTACCGATGTCGCGTTAACACCACTTGACTTAAAACCAATTACAGGTCTAATATCCTCAATTTGAACAATACCTCCAAATCCTTGTTGGATATAAACAGACGCAATTGATACCACACCATCCGTAAAATAATCAGGAGGTAATGGTAATGGAGCCGCCTCAGCTTCAACAAGAGTCGCATATTCTTGTTGACCTAAAACTAAAAAGTATTCTTCATTAATACCTTCACCGACAACATATAATGTATGTTTAGTATAATACGATGTGGTTAATGCTGATAATGAATTTTCATTTTTATTATATTGAAAATTATTTACAAACGTAGTTGCACTTCTTGTCCAATTTGTACCATTGTTCCAATATTGTGTAAAACTTATTGGTGTTCCACCTGTTGGTGTAAAATTATTTTCTGATAACCAATAACTACCAGATGTCACATCAAGAGTAAATGATGTTGAACCTGTTGTAACAATAGAACCTGTTGAATAAACTGGACCTAACGCTTGTCTGTTAAAGCTTGATAATAAATTTGCAGTATGTTGAGCGTTGTATGGCGCAGCATCAATCAATTCAATACCTGTCGCGTTTGTAACTACTCGACCCATAATAATATTATAGAATGGGTCAGGTAATCCTGAATTTGCAACTAACGTTCCGTTATTTGAAATATAAATGTAGTTATCAGTTTCAGCACTTAATGTTAACTGACCATCAACCCAATCATATCTTTTAATAATACTATTATCTGTTTGGTCAGCTAAATATCCAAATCCTGCAGATGTATTGATTGTTCTACCACTAACAATAGTAATTGTACCACCACTTAATAATCCCATTGGACTACCTTGAAAAATCAGTGTAGAAGCATCTGTATGTGTTCCATCTGCGAAAGTAACCGATAACTTTCTTGTTACGTCGTTCTCACCATCCGTATCATCCAAGAAGTTCCAATAAAAGTCCTCACTTGCTGTAATTATTTTTGAGTGGTCTGAAATACCCTGAAATCTACCTATTGTCGATGCGTTTTCAATTAAAAAGTCATTAGTAATTGAATCGTGAATCATGGTACCAACCATTCTAAAAGTAGGCCCACCACCTGTATTTGGTACGTAAACGGCAATATCCCATTCTTGAATATCCATACCTGTTCCTTCCAATACCGCAGAGTCTGATAACACAAATGCGGTTGAACCTGTTAGTAATGCACCTTCAAAAGTACACCCGTTGAACGATAAAAGTGTTCCAGAGCCAGTACCGCTATTACCAATAACATCATCATATGTTGGGAACAAGAAATAGTTTTCCATATTACCCAACGCCTGAAACCCATTAGTTGCTTCAACTTTTAATCCGTAACTAAACTCACCATTAACATCGACATATTCACCATAGAACTTGGTATCTTGTGTTGATGATTTTATCCATACACCAATATCTGAATCATATATTGAAATCTTATGAGCTTGTCCAAAATCACCGATATCATCACAGTGAATTGCCGCATATCCTGCACCAGCACCTGATAATGTTAAAAACGATACTTCGTTATTAATACCTATATTAATAATATGTTGAGTAGAACCCGTTGGGACAATTTGTGTAGTTTGAATATTACTACCCTCAATACTCACATACGGTTTTCCAGTTAAATTAATTTGTCCCTCAGAAAATAACCCAGGTCCAACTCTAACCAAAAAACGATTATTAATTGACGAACCTGTAATCCAATCAACTGCACTCTTAATAGATGTAAAGTCACCACCTTTTTTAGCGACCGTAATAACTCTTGGGTCTTGGTTAACTTCATATAACGGAGCGTCAATCGGTATTGTAGTTTTTAAGAATGTATCAGTACCTTCAATTTTACCTGTTGCAGTTGGATGTTCAACTAATACGTCTTGAGTATTATTTTCAAAGTTAAGAGCCGAACCAAATATACTTGGAGCTGAGCCCGTGTTTGGAGCATATATCGCAGTTACCCATCGTTGGAAATTAACTGCCGTTAATCTTAACGAACCTCCGTTTTCAACCCAAAATCCTGTTCCTGCCGCAACCCCAACAGCCTTTGTTAATAAACATCCGTTAACAATAAACGTACAACCTGGTTGGTCTGCCTTTGCAAATATTAATCCTGATGTCGTACTAACACCTCCATTAGTAGATGTAACGTTTCTAAGTTGCATCCTACCAATACCACTACCATCATTTGTAACATAGAAACCTATAGTAAATGGATATCCACCATACTTAACGTTAGAACACTGTATGATACAGTTTCCACCACCTGTTCCAACAACTTTTGCGTGAGTATAGTTTGTACCAAATCTTACGTTTTCAACATATGCAATTGCATTAGTTTGAGGAGTTGTCGATGATGAATAAACAATAGACGACGCACTTGTTCCTGATGAACCTTGAATTTGCATGTCCTGAACCATTGATTGGTCGGCCATGATGAAAACACTATTATTAGGATTACTTGCTTGTAGGATAGTTGTTGTACTATCACCACCTCTAACCGTAATCCATGATTTCATTGTGATGGTATCTTCAATATATAAACCAGGATAAACTCTAACTTCCCAAGTACTATTTGGAGTTGCACCTGTTATACTATCTACCGCATCTTTAACGGAATTAAAGTCTGTTGAACTACCACTTAATCCAACAGTTACATAATTTTCTATAATTGTATTAAAATTATAACTTAACGATGTCCAATTTGTACCATCACTAGTTATTTGAATTGAATCATTCTGAATTAATGTAACCGTAGTACTCCCATCTATAGTTTCACTACCATTTGGGTCAACAGTTATTGTACCGGTACCATTATTTTTAATTACATATAATTTACCCTGCACACCTACCGCAGTAGGTAAATTAATAGTAAAAGTACCACCAGAGACAGCGACCATATAGTCGTCATCAGTAATCGTATATGTACTACCAATTGTTACTTGTGGATATGTTATACCACCTAAGGATATTATACCCCTTCTCGCAACAAACTCATTTGCCATTTATTCTTTCCTTTTTTCCCTATCCAAAAGAAAATTCTTCTATGTTTATTTGTTAATAAATATACTTGAAAAGTATTCTGTCAATCCTAAAATGAAAAAACCATCACATTTATTATTATGTGATGGTTCATGTTTTTATATATTTTAATATTAAATTGTAATTCTTGTTGATATACTAATGTTCCAACTACCTTTATTCACATCAGCCCAAAACTCAACATTACCACCTGACACCGTAACCCTTAACTCAATACCCAAAGTAGAGTCATTTAAGTCAGGAGTTGATATATCAACATAAGTAGCGTTAGATGTGTCCCAAATACTCATTACTTGGCCACCTCTTGTTGCAGTTGTGGTTGGATTATTAACCCAATAATCAAAAATTGCACTACGTCCTAATGATGTACTAAATGAACAAATACGTGTTGATGCGGTAATACTTGTACCACTACAAGAAGTTAAAGATTGTTTTCCATATTCAACAGTATCACCTGTAATACCTAAAGTTGTACCATCAAAAGTTAATTTACTTTGAGCAATCGCACTATTTGTAGAGGTACCTGAAGCAGTTAATATTCTGTAATCAGCAGGATTAGCAATTGTATTGAAACCTGTACCTGATGTACCAGCACTACCGCTAGAACCCGAAGTTCCACTTGAGCCGGATGAACCTGAACTGCCAGAAGACCCTGATGTTCCTGAAGAACCACTTGTACCCGAACTTCCTGAGGTACCACTTGAACCTGACGAACCACTTGACCCAGATGAGCCAGAACTTCCGCTAGAACCAGATGTACCCGAACTTCCTGAACTACCACTACTACCTGAAGACCCTGATGTACCACTTGAACCAGAAGTTCCTGTAGAACCGCTAGACCCTGATGAACCTGATGTTCCTGAAGACCCACTACTTCCCGAAGTACCTGATGAACCACTTGACCCACTTGACCCACTAGTACCAACCGACCCAGAAGAACCGCTTGTACCAACACTTCCTGAACTTCCACTACTACCTGATGAACCAGACGAACCTGAAGTTCCAGATGAACCACTAGTACCAACACTACCTGACGACCCAGAAGAACCCGAGCTCCCTGATGTCCCACTTGAGCCCGATATTCCTGAAGAACCGCTAGTACCTACACTACCGCTACTTCCACTTGAACCAGATGTTCCTGTAGAACCGCTAGACCCTGATGAACCACTACTACCCGATGAACCTGAAGAACCACTTGTTCCTGATGTACCCGCACTTCCTGAAGAACCGCTACTACCTGAAGAACCAGAAGAACCACTAGTACCAGATGTACCTACGCTACCACTACTACCAGAAGAACCACTACTACCGCTAGACCCTGAACTACCTGATGTTCCACTTGAGCCAGATGTTCCAACACTTCCACTAGACCCTGAACTACCCGATGAGCCAGAAGACCCTGATGTTCCGGAACTTCCTGAAGAACCGCTACTACCACTAGTACCAGAACTTCCCGTAGAACCAGATGTTCCGCTACTACCTGATGAACCAGAAGTTCCAACACTACCACTAGAACCAGAACTTCCTGAACTCCCACTACTACCTGATGTTCCGCTTGACCCAGATGTTCCAACTGAACCTGATGAGCCAGAGCTTCCTGAACTGCCACTTGAACCAGAAGAACCTGATGTTCCACTACTTCCCGATGAACCACTACTACCGCTAGTTCCTACACTACCTGAAGAACCTGAACTTCCGCTTGTTCCCGAAGAACCAGTTAGACCTGAAGAGCCTGAACTTCCACTACTACCACTAGAACCACTTGTTCCTGAAGAGCCACTTGTACCTACACTACCGCTACTTCCACTTGAACCAGAAGAACCTGATGTACCAGTTGACCCAGATGTTCCTGTACTACCCGAAGAACCGCTACTTCCACTTGAACCTGATGACCCTGAAGTTCCTGATGAACCAGTTAATCCC